ATGATTCTAAATTTAATGGTGTTACATTTTGTTTACCTCATTGGGTTAATTCTAATGTTTTTGATAATGCTATTAATAATTTTATTAGACTTATTCAAGAAGTAGATGATTCTTTAAGTAAAATTAATAAACTTCAAGCTTATTATTCTAGAGCTTATGTTTTATATGAAGGTGCTTCAGATATTAATTATAAAAAAGTTTATCATTATATTAAAACTTGTATTATTAATGAACTTTCATATTATGAAGCTAAAGATGTTCTTAAATTACCTGCACAAGATGCTCGTGAATATTTACCTTTAGGTATTAAAAGTGAAATCTATTATACAGGATTTAATGAAGATTGGGATAATATAATTGATAAGCGTCTTTATGATAAGTATGGTAAAGCACATCCGAATATGCACATTACTATGCAACAATGTAAAGATCATCTTGATGTAATTAGAATTTCTCAAAAAGCTATTACTGATTTAGATCATGGCGGAGAAAGTGAAAGTGCAGGTGAATAGATTACCAGCATTTATACCTCTTGATATTTATATTAAATATTACGGTAAACCTACTACTGTATTTGAACAAAGTAATTTAGATTTACCTGTAAGTTATTATGATACTCTAACTGAAGGTATGAGTCTTATTCATAGACCTTTTGTTGCAGGTTGGGCTAGTGTTCCTACTAATACTTTATTAGTTAAGGATACAATGGTTCGTTTTAAAGAGATTGAAGATTATAGTCATTACCAAACTGAATTGAATTTCGATGAATCTGTTTGAAATACAAGCTAATATTGATAGGATATTAGAATATGCTGCCGAGAACGATGGAGATATAGGAGAAAGTGGTGCTGAGGAACTTGCGATTAGTGAAGAGGAACTCGGTGAGAAACTTTATGCTTATGCTTTTGTTATAGATCGTTATAATACTGATATAGCATTACTTAAACAATACAAGCAAGCTCTTGATGATCGTGTTAAACGTACTGAGAAAAAGATTAAACGTCTTAAAGATGTTATGGCTGAATGTGCTTATAAGTACGGTGAACCGGTATTAAAGAAGAATGCTGAAACTGGTATTAAAGAGCCTACTGGTAGTATGTCTCTTAAATATCCGAATATTACTATTAATGTTCGTAAAGGTCAAGAAGTTATTACAGATACGGAAATGTTTAATAGCTTTCTTAATCAAATGTATCAATACTTTGAAAATCCATCTGTTGATACAGTACCTGCGAACATTGATGCTATTAAAGGTTTTATTGATGTTAAACTCGATAAAGGTTTAAATCTTGATAAAGCTAATAAGATTAAAGCTATTCTCGCTGAACATGGAATTGCTTTTGAAGAAGGTGATTTCAAATTCTATGTTAATAGTACTAATCTTAAAGAAACATTGAATCAATCTCCTGAAGGTCTTGATGCTTGGACGCTTCAAGAAAAGGATATTGTTACAATTAAGAAATAAACTTCTATTGAAACAAAGTATATTATGCCTTTTGTAAATTATCAAAGACGTCCTCTCGTATTTAATGAAATGGGTAAACCTATCAATGATTTGAGTATGGAGGATGCTATTAAAGAAGCAAATCTTGATTATAAAGTAGGTATTAAAGAAACTCGTGTTCGTCTTGAAGATCCTGCTAATCCGGGTAGTTTTCTGTTATATAAAGTTCCTAACAGTTTTGCTACTTATAGAGAAGATACAAATCATGTATTTGGTGCTGTTGGTTCTAAGTACGAAGTTGTACAGAACTTTGTAGCTCTTGATTTTATTAATCAAATATGTGATTACGATAAGAGTGTTCGTATTGAAACTGCCGGTTGCTATAAGAATGGCGCAAGTATGCTTGTAACTGCAAAATTCCCTGATGCTATCACTATTGATAATAAAGATCTTATTGATAAGTATCTCTTATTTACCAATAGTCATGATGGTTCTGGATTAATCACGTGTGCTGTTACAAATATTCGTGTTATTTGTAATAATATGCTTAATCAAGCTATTAAAAATGCAACACAACAGTTTTCTTTTAAACATACAAAGAATGTTCACAACGCTATTATGAGTGCTGTGAATAGTATTCGTGCTACGCATATCTATCATGAAGCTATGCAAGAATCTATGCAAGCTCTTAAAGCCATTAATATTAAATCTAATAATATGACTGGCTTTGTGTATAATCTGTTTCTTAATGATGAACAACAAGAGCACATGAAGCTTAGAACTAATATCTTTGCTGCTGATAAGGATATTATTTCTACTAAAACTCAAAATAAAGTCAAAGCTGTTCTTGATACTATTGAGAATGGTGTTGGTCAAGAGTTACATCGTGGTACTGTGCTTTGGCTTTATAATGGTGTGAGTTGTTATCTGAATAATGTTGTTGATTATAAGTCTTCTGAAGATCGCTTTGAAGCTCTTACTAAAAAAGGTGCTTATAAGCTAAATCAAAAGGCTTATGATCTTGCCTTAACGGCACTAAGAGCTGCATAATGGAAGAAACTAAAACACATACGTGTTATATTGAAGTTGATGGGAATGTGATTACTCGTGATGCAAATGGAACTCTTATTCAAGAATTTACTGGTAATTGGTCTGTTTTGCATAAGGTGTATAGATTCGCTACTATGACCTCTGCTGAAAAGCAAAAGTATAAGCGTTTATCTCCTAATCTTTATATTGGTAGTATTAAGTATGTTATGAGACATCCGGGTACTAACAGTAGTTTTGTTATTACTTCTACTCAAATTAAGAAGATTCTACCTTTCATTGTTAATGTCAATAAAGTTAACTTTGGTGGACTTAGTGAATGTGGTGAAAGTGAGGGATATTATTAATACTTCTAAGCATAGTGCTGTTACAAGTGCTATGCTTAGTTCCGCTCCTGACCACACCATGTTCCCTACTGGGGTCTAGAAAGTGTTACTAATGCTACTATGATTATCATTAAATTGCATCGTTATCATAAGCCGTGATAATAATGCAAATGTTTGATAATGATAACTTCAATAGAGCCTCATAGAGACACTTTCTTTTATGATATGAACTAGTTATCGTCTGCCAATAGATAATCAATATATGAAGCCCGCAGGTGGCAAAAATGGCATTGTGGAGCATTGCAGACCCCGGTAGAGGGATAGATGTGGAACGGGGCGGAGCGTTTGCAATGACACGAGCAGGAGTATGAGTAGTATAGATACAAGAAGAGAGAGGACTGACAGTATTATCTGAAAGCCCTCTCTCATTTTTTTTAGTCCAACAGCAAGTCCTTACTTATTCGCCTCAACGATTAACTGCAATATCGGATTCTGTTGCATATAATATGTATTGTTTTTTGGAAGATAAAGAAGCTTATTTTGTTGATTAATAAGCGGAATAGATTTCTTAAGAGCAATCCAACGTTTATCTTCACCTTTATAAACACCTCTATCATACATCATTTCTTCATCTTCAACGATAAATGGAGCGATAAGAGTCCAATAAAGAAGTCTAGTAACATTAGTTATACTAGTCTCAAAAGGAATAGGAGCTTCCATAGTACGTTTATAGAATGAATAAAGACCCATAGGAGAAGTTTCATAAAGTTCTGTTTGAACACCATAGATCGTATAAGAAGCTAGAGCAAACAGAAGACTTTCGTCTAATTCATCGTCATCATCAGATGCTGCATACATAGCACCTGCCATAATACTAAGACCTGCAAAAGTTGCAAGATTAAACATAGCTCTTCTAATATTAGCTTTTTGATTTTGAGGAAGAGTATTATATCTAAAGTTAATATCTTTAAACCAGTGCATAAGACCAATAAAACCATTGAAAACAGCTTTAGCTTTAACAGCAAAGTCTATATCTTCTTCATTTTCCGCAGCTTTATCAATAGTTTCTTTAAATCTATTACGCATATTAGCACTTATGAACTGTAACATATCTGTATAAGCACCACTACGATAAGATTCAAGTCTTTCATCATATATGATTTTACCAACACGTTTACCCCAATAACGAATAAAGTTAGGACGAAGCCATTTACGGAATTGAAGTACTACCTCTCCCCACATCTTACCAGATAGCATAGATTTATCGAAAGTATTATAAATACCATGCAAGCTATGATTAACACCTTTAACTTTACCTAAGAACTTAGCAAAATCTTCAAGAGTTATATTACTTTCAGCTTTAATTGAAGCGATACCATCTTTAAGTTCAAAAGCATCATATATAACTTGATTCTTTTCAAACTCAACTCTAGCATTCTTAAGACCTTCTTTATAAGCCTTAGCGTAATTAGATTTCCATTCGTTAGTAAAGTTATTAGCACGATAAGCAATAAATCGAGAAAGATAATCTATAAATTCAACGTTATTGCCTTTAACAGATTCTTGTTTATCTTTATATGCTTTATACTTAGTATAAATTTCATCATCAACCATATCTCTAAAGAGACGTTCTCTAAGTGAGAATACAAATTGATCATAATTCATAATAGTACCTGCAACAATGCGATGAGTTTGCATAGCTGACAAGAAAGTAGCGAATTGCAAATAATGCTCACCAATAGTATTAGGAGCAAACATCACATTATCCCATTTAGACATACCAAGAGAAACAATATTAGTCTTAGTATCTACTCCAGCTTCAATATGATCTTCAAAAATATTACCAGCTAACTTCATTAAAGCTGCATCAAGATTATTACAAGTATATTCACCAAGTGATGCCCATAATGATGGAAGAGCTTTAACATACATTTCATGAGCTTTAAGAAGTGTAGCTTTAGTAGTAAATTCACCACCAGTTGCTTCGCTTACAATATTGATATGACCTGTACCAATATTCTTTAAAGCAGCAGTTAAGTTCATCCACATAAGAGATTTACTATTAACTGTATGAAGTATATTAAGAAGTTGATCAGTTAATGTATTAATACGATTCTTACCTTCAAAAGCATCATAGAATTTCTTAAATCTATCAAAAGCTTCTGTTTCTTTACCTTTACGAGAAACAACTTCAGTTTTATGAGTATAAAGAGATAGAATCTTATTAATAACATTCTTACTCTTAACACCATATTCACGAGCTTGAAACTCAGGCATAGCAAGAATAGTTTGCAGAAGATTAAGTTCAGGCTCAAAGTCACGATTAACTTTAATACGTTTAAGCTGATTAATATAATTAAGAGTAACATTCATAGGGTCAAAGTTCATACGATCTCTAACATCACCTAATTGTTTATCAGATAACTCTTTATTATATTCGATAATATCTGCAATAGAAGTAATAGGTTTATAATAGCCTCTATGTTTAGCTATTTTATTAGCTTTTTCAATTAGAGCATCATAAGCTTCTTTATTTGTAATAGCGTAGAGATCATACTTAATACGACCTATAACTTCTGGACGATTAAGTGCAGTAGCTTTAAGATAGTATTGAGTCTCTCCACTAAGTGTATTTTTATAATCATCTTCTTGTAATTCGTGATAACCAACAAGTTGTTTAAGAGCATTCACATGATTAGCAGATATGAAAGTCGGGAAGAAACTAGCAGATCTAACAGTGTTAGGCATTGCAACATCATTAAGTTCTGCAAACATCTCTTGCATTTCAACTATCATATCAATATCAGAATGAGTAAGTTTACTAAACTTAGCGTCTCTATAATCAGCTTTTGCAGTTTGAACTTGAAGAAGAACTCGATTAGTAGTTTGACCTCTAACACTAAGTTCAATATTATTAGCTTCAGCAAATTTCTTACGAATCTTAGATTTATAGACACGTTCAATTAGCTTAGTATAATAGTATGCTTCTTCGGCACTAAGATTAGGAAAATACTTCTTAGGATTATTATATACATCTTCAAGATCAAGTTCAAGTCTACCTTTAATAATTTTAGCAGGCATTGAAACATTCATAGTAGAGTATATAGTTTTACCTACAGCATGAACTCTTTTCTTATGTTCTTTCTCAAGTTTAGCAAGAGCATCTTGAGTTTTTTTAACTGTAGCAAAATCGTCAGATTCTAATAGAGGTTCTAACTCAGATCTTCTCTTAATATAATCATCATATTCACGAGCTTTACCAATTTGATAATCATAGTTGGCTTTAGTCATATCAAACGGTGTAACAAGTTGACAATTAGCTTCATTAATGAATCTAGCTCTAAAGTCATTAGAACGAGATTGAGAAAAAGTCATATCAGGTTTACCATTAGACTTTTCTTTATAGAATCTATCATACTTCTTAAATAATGCGAATGTACGCTTATTATTATTGAAAGCAAATTCAGTAGCATTAAGAGTATGGAACTCATATTGAGAAAGAACTGTATCAATGATTGGAATACCACTTTGAGCAGCAGAATCTAACCATTTAATAACAGTAGATAAATCAAGATTATCACCGAGCATCCGACGAATATTCTCTTGAATATCTCTTTCATTTATAGTATAAACGCCAATTTCATCAGCATTAAAACCGTTTTCAACAAGCTTATCTTGAATATACTTAAACTTAGTATTGAAAGCAGGATTATGGCTTCTTTGATTGATTAAGAAACCAAAGTAAATCTTAGAAGCGTCAACAACTTTACGTTTAAGAGGCATAATCTCAGCATATAAACCTTTAAGATTAAGAAGAGCTTCATTAAATTCTGCAACACTATCTTTAGTATTTTGAGAAGCATTTTCAAAACTAGCTTCGTCAATAGGATTTAGATCTTCAATATAAGCTTGAGACTTTATAAGACTACTGAGTTTATTCAGATCAATAACCCATTGTTTACGATCAGCAACAGTACCTTTAGTCCAAAGCTTAAATATAGTATCAGTATCCATTGGCATTTGAATAGCTTTAATCATATCTTTAACATTCTCTAGTATATTAGCATTATACTTGAATGTTTCAACATAATTAGGAAAACTATTCATATCTCTACCAAGTCTAGCAATTTCACTTTGAGCTTTAGCATCAAGCTTATCAAGATTAGTATTGAGTTCACCCATGAGATTCATTTCATCTCTAAGAAGTTTAGTATTACCGATAGCAGTCTTTTCAACTTCATAAAGAGTATTAATAAATTCAAGGTTTGACATACTAATTCCAGTATTATCATCAGCTATGAACTCTGTATCTAAGACTTTAGAAAACTTAGGAGTTGAGCTATTAATAGTATGAACAGTGGTATTAAGATCTTTTTTAATACCAATGTAATCAACTATAATATCATTGATACCATCAGCTTGAATTGCACTAACATTAGTCGGATTTAGCCTTTGAATAAGCCTGTCTAAGCCCTTAAAAAGTTGTCCTTGTATTGTTAATCGTTTCAATTGAGAAAGCGTCTCTCCGTTGCCGACAAGTGCCAAATTTTGGATTTCCGAGGGCAGTGTATCGGTATCGAAAGTGTCATTGATAGCTGCCTGCAATGGGATAGTAGTAATAGCAGAAGTATCAATAAGACCTCTATATGTATCAGATTCATTACCAATATAAATTGTATAATCAGCGTTACTTGTAGCAGCGTCTATAGCTGATGTAAGACTGTTATGTGTTTCTACATTAGTAACAGATGAATTAAATCTACGATAGAACTTACTCAAAATAGTAGCAAGTTTCTCGTATATTTCTTGAGCTTCAATGTTATATTTATAATAATCATTAGCTGTAGTAAGATATTCAGATTTAAGCGTTTTATTAATAGGATAATAGAATGTACAATCATTAATATCAAAACGTTTATAAAGCATACCCTCAGGTAATTGAGCTTTGTAAGTCTTTTTAAGACCAGTAAGTTCTTTATCAATTATCTTTTCACGAGTCTTAAGATATATATCATCAGCATAACTAGAATTGTTTACATATCTAGTAGGTTCAAAAATCATTTGGCCAATGATATTCCAAACATCATTATGCTTAACACCAATAGCATTTTTGATAACACTATTAAGAGCATCTTCTATATACTTACGAGTCTCAGGATCAACATCTTTATGCCATTCGTTAGCTACTGCACCTTTAAGATCAAATACAGCTTTCGAGAAATTACTCTTAGTAATCTTAGTAAAAGTAGGAGTTTGATCTTTAACTTTACTCTTCTTACCATTAGTATCATAAATATATTCAGGTTTCATATATTTAACGATACGAGTATTCTCTGAATTAGCACGAACAAAAGCTTCAATGAAAACATCAAGTTCTTCGTTAGTTTTAAGAAGAATACTATCTTCATTTGCTTGACTAGAATAAAGAGCTTCAGCATAGTTATAAAGAGCAGCATTTTCTGAACGGAAGTTACTACCACCATCAGTAATACCTTGTTCTCTCATAGCTAATCTAATATCTCTATCGCTAGTACCGTCAATAGATTCAAAATTAATAGAATCAAATTGATCTCCCCATGAAGTCTTATAAGCACTTACATAATTACCGTTTTTAGTCTTGAATTTACCATAAAGATCAATAGGAATATACTTAGAAAGATTACGACCAAAATCAAGTGTATTAACCCAGAATGCGTATTTAACTAAGTTCTCACCAAGAATACGACAATACTCATCAGGACTATTAATAAGCTGAAAGAATGTATCTCTAGTAAAATCAATATCATCACTTTCCTTAGTTGAAATAGAAATATATCCAGTTCTTACAATTGTACTCTCCATAGTATTAGGAGAAAGCAATGAAAGAATATGATTAGGATTAAGTCTAAGATTACCTTTAGTAACATATTGACCATTTACAGCAACATATCTACCATCAGTAAGTGTATTCTTAACCATAGCTAATTGAATACCAACAGGTAATTCTTTAAACATAGCTATTTTTTCATCATGAGTATAATTTCTACTTTCAAGTTCATTGTACCAATTTTTAAGATTGACATTAGTAAGAGCTAAATCAACAGCACTTTTGAATTTAAATTCATTAGTTTGTTCGTCTTTAACAATATTAACACATCCTAATAACTTAGCACGTTCAGCAAGAAGTGTTTCCGGACTTTTACTGTCATCATTAAAGAAAGGCATTCGTCTAACTTTATCAATAATAGCATAATTAACCAGAGCTTCTCTAAGTTCAAGATTATTAATCTGTTTAAGCTTAGCCATACAATAATTAATCTTATCTTTGAAAGCAGGATTCTCACTAATGAAGAGATCATGAAACATATTAACAGAGATCTCATTAGTAGAATACAATTGTTGTTGAAGAATAGGATAAGCACTATCTTCAATTTTCCAATTAGTATTAACAACTGACGGAAATATAGCTTCAATCATTGATTTATCACCAATTCTAAAAGGGGATTTAGGTTTATCAAGCTGAATTACTTTACCATCAGAATCCTTATTTTCAAGAAGATAATCATTAGCTTTAAGTAACCAATTATCAATGACTTCACCTTTATCAGTAATTGCATTTACACTATAGTATTTATAGAGTAATTCATTGCGCATACTTTCAGGAATACCTGCATCTTTAGCATTCTGAATAAGAGTATTAACATTATGCTCAAGCATTGCAATAGATTCAAAGAGTTTATTACTTTCAGAAGTTTTAGGACCAGCACCTTTCTTTTCAGTAATAAGACATCCTTGTGCACGTTTCATAGCATTTACAGCTTTATCAACGTACATATAGTAATCTAAAACTTCAAGTTGTCGATTAAGATAATTAGCATAAGCTTCAAAATTTTCAACTGTATGTTTATAGTTTTGACCTTCTTTAAATAGAGAATCAAGTTCAGTAATAGTTTTAGCTTTATTCTGAATCTTACTATCTACTTCGTATGCAGTAACACCAACTTCATTTGCAAGAGCTTCAATAAATCTAGCCATAGCATGAGTTTGTTTCATGTTTATCGTATGACCATGTTCATGGGCTTTAATAATTGCCATATTACTAAGATCTTCTTGTGCAAGATATTTACTAAGTTTAGTAATAACATCTTTAAGACCTACATTATCTTGTGTAGTTTCAAAATAACTCTTAGCAAAAGCTTTAAGACTATTACCTTTATCAGCAAGAAGTTTACTCATAGTAGCAACAGCGTCAATCATATAATCACTGCGTACATTATGGAAACTAATATTAGTGAAGTTATTAGAGTTTTCAATAGACTTAATTGAAATATTCGTAACAAAATCAGTAATGATTTGCTGAGATTCAATAAGAGCAGAATAAATATATCTATTAGTACCTTCAACTTTAGCATTGCTAGCTTTAAGATTAACATTCCAACTTATAGGGAATGAAGCAAGTAAAGCGGTATTACCAATAGTATATGTATTCATATTAAACCAAAGATTATCTTTAACAGCATCAAGAATATGAGATGTTAATTCAGAACGCTGTGCAGATATAGGCTCACCATTTATATCAGTCCAAGTACCATAATCATTATTATAAAGAGAACGACACCAAACTGTAACGCTATTAGAAGCTACATCTACTTGAACACTATGTTCACCATTAGATAATCTTTCATCTTTAAAGCATTTAAGAATCTGTTTTTTAGCCCATTCAGCTTTATTAGGAATATCTTCATTATAACCTTTAATATCACTGAAATTAAGTCTAATAGGAATAGCAAATTCATCAGACAACATAGTCTGTGTAAATCCCATTATAGATAGAGCATTATCCGCTGCAATGGATTGACCTTTAAGAACTGCAATATTATTATTAATATTACGAATCTTAATCTGATCAATAAGAAAATGCTGATTCATCATAGAGTTATCATAACCAGCAATTCTATTTATATAAGCAGCAGCAGCTTTACTATGATCAAACTCATTGGGTTTCTCTTTATTAAGAGTATTCTTAATATCAGAGTGAATACCAATCCAAGTATCAATTATAGCATTATCCTTAGCAGCTCTAGGCATACGACAATATTCATTAAGACTATTCCATTTTGGAGTAACAGTTTCTTTAATGAATTTCTCGTATTTAGCATCATAATCACTCTTAGCTTTTTTAAGTTTAGAATAAATACTAGCTTTAGTATCATATAATGCTTTAAGTTCTGCATTAGATATAGCCGGATTCATATTTGCAGCATTATAAGCTTCAATTTCGGAAGACTTCAATTCCATAGCTTTAGCAAGTGCATTACGCTCAGATACATTCTTTGAATAGAAGCGTTGTTGCTGTAGATTCTTATATTCTTGCTTTAAACGTCTTATAACAGAATCATCAATACTAGCTTGTGCATTGATTTTAGCATTAATATCTGCAAGTTCATTAATCAATGGAATCTTTTCTTTCAGATATACATTTTTAAGTCTATCTTTAACCTTACCGAAGTAAACATCAGAAACATATTCCAAAGATTGACGTTTATAAGTATCACTATCATTTTTAGTACATTCAACATATTGTCCATCAATAACGTCAAATTCTTTCATAGATAAGTAGATACTATCAATATCGTAGTCCCAACCAGTACGAGTAACAAGATGTTCAGGAACTATAGCTTGACTAGCACCATTATTCAGAACTCCTACAACTTTAGCAACGAACATAGATTGATGACCCTCAGTAGGAATACGAATACCAAACATCGTTCTAAGATTCTCTGGAACACTATTCAAATCAAGATTACCATTAGCATCTAATTTAAATCGAGAATCCCAGTTATTAAGTATAATCTCAGCAGGATGAAAGACTTTAGTACCATCGGCTTTAGTTTCCCAATATTCACTTTGAAGTTTAAAGTCAGCATTTTTCTTAATTATAGGCGTACCGTTAGCATCTCTTTTAATCGTACCATCTTCATTAAGTTCAGCCCGAGATTGCCAATAATCATCAGAGAACTTAATTTGACCTTCAAGATACATACGTTGAACATTAGCTTGGGTCCCTTTAACAATCCCTTTTTTGTCCAACGTAACAGCAGCGGGTTGTAAGAAAGTATCAGGTTGAATAGTAACGTGAGCACCTTTAAGTTTAAGATTAGTAACACGACGTGTAATACGAGCTAATAGAACTGATTCAATACGACTCTTAATCGTAGGATGATAAAAAGGTATAAAAGGTTTACCATTAACAACAACAGTAGCTTTTATGAAATTTCTATCAATTTCAGTTTCATTAAAATATCTACGAAGATCTGCAAGAACTAAATCAAGATCCACACTGATAACATTTCTGAGACCACCGTCAGTTTCAATTGAAGTATATTTAATATTACCGTCATTAGTAATAGCACCCCAATCAGCCAACAAACGATACATCTCATCATTTGCGTTAGCAGAAAGTAACATCTGATAATACTCAAAAGCTCCTGAACCATCATAAGAATAATCTCCAGTTTTACCTTTACGAACAGTACTACCTATAGTATAATCTCCATTAAATACAAGGTTATCAAGAATACGCTTTTGAAGCTGAGTACCAATCTTATTCTCTTCATCCATAAGATGCGAAGGAACTTGTTGTTGAATATAGAGGTTACTATGACTAAGAGTTTGTTTAAAATCTTCAACACCTTTAGGATAACCTTTTAATTCAAGACGTTTGGTAGCTTCATTATACTGAATATTAAGAGTAGCTTTTGTACCATTAGTATAAGTGTATTTACCATTTGCATCTAAAATAGGGAAACCTTTAGAATCAACTGCAATATCTCTAGATATATCAAAGAGTTGAACTTTAGGCATACCACCAACTTTATGACCAGATTCAAAGTTAATAGAATCAATACCTTCTTGTTTCATCCAATCATAAAGAGTTTCATAACCAGTACCTTTATACATACGTTTGAATATAACAAGGGTACTATTCTTATCTTGATGTGAAAACACAATATCAGTATTAAATCTATTATTAAGCGTAGACTTACCACGTTTATAGAAGTAATACTTTAACTGTTCAACAATACGTGCATAATCACTAGGACTAATAGGTGTATCCTCATCAGCAACAATATCAGCTAAAGTTCTACCAGAAGGTAAAGTAAAACTATCATAATTACCCATAGCTTTGAAACGTCTAATACACTCATCTTGTGTAATAACATTGAAAGCATCGGCAGTTGTAATAGTCTTAGAACCAAAGCGTCTATTAAGTTCATCAGAAGTTGCTTTATCATTTGCAAATGGTTCAAGCATCTTCTGTAACATATTGTCTTTAAGATTAACATCAGATACAACAATCTGTGTATATGTAGTATTAGAACGAGTAGTGGAACCCGGTCTTACACCTTGAGATGCACGCTTAGCCCAATCAAGAGCATTCTTAAATTCAAAAGTATAACCAGTGAATATCTCTTGAATAGCTATATCAGCTACGTAATGATTACAAAGAAGATTAGAAACAACATAACCCCAATAACGATCATTTTTATAATCTTCAGGAAGCGTTTCATTAAGAGCTTTAAGTTGATTCTTATATGTAAGAGTCGATTGAATATTATCTCTAACAGGAGCTAGATAATCAAAAGCATCTTGAAGATGACTATTGATTCTATCAACAAACATTCGCATATAAGCATTATCAATAACATCGCCGTAAGCAGTATTGAAATCTTCACCACAAATCATGAATGGTTCGAATTTACCGAATGAACTTGCGGCATTAGGATGAAGCTCATTAAAAGCGTCTTCGATATAATCTATAATACTTCTTACAGTAGTATTACCGTTAGCATCAGTATATCTAAAATTAAGATTACCAAACTTAAAGATATTACCTGTAGGCTTGCCATTTTTAAGAAGAGCTTCACCATCCCAGAATATAGGAGCTTGAAGACCTTCAAATATATCTTTATCAAAAGCACGACTTTCATAAAAAGCTCTAAAGGCAGCTTCTGCATCACCATTATGATCACTAATCATTCTACTACGTTCATCTGAATCTAAAGAATTAAATTCTTGACGAACATCATCTTCTGGTCTAAGATATTCTTTCTTAATAGAAAGAGTTTGAGTATTAGCATCATAATCAAATAACAGACGTCTAGCTTCAAGCATCATTTCCATTTCAGTACGGAAAGTATCTTTCACACGTTGAAATAGATAATTAGATTCAAGATCGTTAGTACGAGCTATTCGATAATTAACGAAAGTACCATCAGTATTTATAAGTTTAAACGGAAGACTTCTTTTAGTAGCATTAGGTTCAGTGAGAGTATTTCCAGTTACAAACTCATATATACGAGAAGCATCAGCAGAAGGTAATGAATAACGACTTTGAAATTGACGAAGAATAACATCACGTGTCCAAATGTAATCGTGCATATCAACATAAGAAGTTCCAATACCTTGATCACGATTAGATATACCATTAAATCGAGCATATTGAAAAGTTTTAACAGCTTCAACATTAACAGGATTTACAGCATCAAGAATACGATAACCATTTTCGTCAAGTATAGCATTATCATTTTCATCTTTTCTAAAATTAAAGAAACCCTTACCATCACCGCCCATACCATTACCAAGATTCCAAATAAGAGGATGATATTTAGTACCTTTAGATTTTAAGAAATCATTGAAACGATATTTCATAAGTTCTACATTAACTTCACCGATACGATTAACAATACCTTGAAGCATTGATGTAATATGATTATAGAACTCAGGAGTATATTCTTGTTCACCTTGAACATTGATATAAGATAAATCAACTTTAATAGCCGGATCACAACCACCCACAGTTGCAAGAATATTAATACGACCACGCATATCATCTACAACAGAATCAATTTCATCTCCTGCTTTGAAACCTTCATAAAACAATCTTTTTATTCTACGTGATTGACGATCTTTAGCTTTTTCACTTTGTTTATCAGTAACATTAGCTTTAATTTGATTAAGAATCTTATCAAATACACCATCAATATTAACAAGTTCAGTCTCAATTTTCTGATATACAAGTTTATTAACTTTATTATCATCATTTCCGTCATGATATAAAGCTTTAATTACATCAAAAGGAACACTAAATTTAATAGATAAATAATTAAATATAGTATTAGGAGACCAATTGATACCAACATTGTTAGATTTATACAGTAAAGTATTTACTTTATCCGTAATAGATTTACCGGTTTTATATATAGCATTGATATCATACTGAACAGCAGCACGACTACCAACATGTTGAAATTTATCACTAAGAATATTACGATATTGATTGTAAATATTAGTAGTAGCAAACGATTGACGATTACTCTCTTTAACAGAATAAGCAAGATTATAATCATTTTCTGACATATTGTAACTCATAGTTTCACTTTGAGTAACAACAGTTGTAGCCATATCAACAGATGCCATGTACATATTGTAGAATATTTCTTTGCGTTCAATAGTACTAGCATCATCATTTGGAAGAATCTCAATTTGATCAATAATAGGTTGAAGCTGACCATTATAAACAGATTCAGAAGTAACTTTAAGACTATTTATAAGCTCTTCTTTATTAGCTGCATAACGAGTAGCATCAATCAAAGAGTTCCAAAGAACATTAATATCAAATGGCATTACTAAACCATATTTATTATAATATGAAGCAGTACCATTAAATTGAGAATCTTCAAGTGTAGCAAACAGATTACTTTGATTATTATAAATCATTTCTGTAAGCATACGTTTAAATCGAGAAGAAGCAGTATTCTTACGATTAACTTTAAATTGAAGAGAATTATTCCAAGACTTATTGATATTTTGCTCATCAGTCATAAAAATACCATTGATCTCTCCCATAGTCATGTGGTCTTCAATATCGAAATCATTAATATCAGCCATAAATTCGGCTTTATAATAATTAATGAAACTCTGCCAAATACCTTGATCATCGAGATTATCAAGTTGATCTGCAAGTTTAAGAAGATTATTCATCTTACTTTCATAACTGATAAGAAGAGGATCGTTATCTATAATTTCATCAGCAACTCCAGCAGCTTCAAGTTCATCGAGACGATTATTATATTGAGCTGCAAATCCTAAATAACCAACGTCAGGATTATCATTTTGAGCATACTGACGCAATACAGTAGCAATTAAAGAACGAATTGTAACACCATTCTTAAAATCTTTATAAGTAAGATTCTTGAATTGAGGTTCAAGTCTAAAAGTAATAGCAGCAAAGATACGATTCAAATACATTTGCTCACTATCAGCAATAAAAGGATAATCATTATCATATAGAACTTGTGCTTTCTTAGCAGCAGTGTATTTATGAAATGACCTTATTTCCGGCTCTCCCTGCTCGTTTAATGGTACGGTAATACTTTTAATCAAGCGTTCTATATTATTGCCATAGACGCTCTGAAAAGTGGCAAATTGGGCGTCTGTCAGTCTTGCATTTTGGATAGCACGAAGCAAAACCCAATCTCCATACTTGGATACAAAAGAAGCAGATTTTAGAGCTTCATAGTTAGCTTTAGCAACAGCACGTGCTTTAATAAGATTATTAGGATAGAGCTTTTTAGCCCTATCCCATAAATCTTGAAAACACTTACTATCAGTATAGCTATCACCAACTTTAATCTGAGGGATAATATTACAATCTAAACCCATAATAGAAATTTTATACGTTTAACAAATACGTTTATTAGTTTCATCTAAGTTACTATTTTTATTCAAATTATCATTCAAATCTGATAAATATTTAGCACCAACATCCACTAATACTTTTAAATATTTAGTATTCATAGTATTACTATTAAAATCACCATTGTTATCTGTAGCAGATTCAATTTGATTTGCATTAAAAACAACTATTTCATAACTATCTGCTACATCATTCTGATTCATTATATAACCATCAGCTGTATTTAAATTTCCAAATCTTGTACTACTAGCGTTAATATTATTATAATATTTAGAAACTTTAGATTCAATTTCAGCATCAGTTGAATTATCTGTAAGACCTAATCTTTCAAATAAATTACTTTTAGAATTAAACCTTTGAGCTTTTAGATGTTTAACAGATTCAGCTATGCGTTTATTAACATATTTAGCATTTTCAGAAATTAAATCTTCAATAGATTTACCTCTATTCAAATTATGCTCTTGATTACCAGTATAAGGCTCTTTAATATTTAAATAAAAAGCCTTAATTGAACCATATCTGCTAGCTATATTAGGATTAGGAGTAAAATAAAAACCTCTACCTCTATCACCATTATCAGTTTTACCGAAATGTGTAATATCAAAAGTATCAAAAGATTCTTCTGAACCATGATAAACAACTAAAGGTTCACCGTTAATATCAATAACTTTAGAAGCTTCATTAGGATTATTAATCCAATCTCCAAACCAATTTATAAAAGCTTTAGTTCTAACTTGAACATATTGATCTTCAGTAAGATTACTAGGTTCACCATTAGGAGCTAGCAATCTACCTTTAGAATCTCTAAGAGCATTAGATAATATAGAAGCTTCCTCAGATGTTAATACTTTAGAAGCTTTAATATTACTATCGGAACTAGTACCAAGTCTAGCCCTACGACGAGGAGTAGTTTGCGTAGGAGATTCAGCTGTAGCATTTGCATCACCATTCGCAGCTGTATTAACAGCATTTTGAACTTCTGTAGTCGTAGATTCAACAGTAGATGTAGCAGACGTTCCGCTCCCTTCCACAGCTCCTTCTCTACCGGGGGCTGGAGAGTTCGTCCGAATACCATAAGTAATACCATCAGGTTCCATATCTCTAAAGTCTTTATTATAGATTCTATTAAGAACATCATTAAAACGTTCCATAAGAGAATCAGTTTTAACTTCAGTATCTTTGAAACCAAAGATCTTTTCAAATATATTAAGAAGAATTCTTTTAAACTTCTCCCAAAACGTAGGAGTTTCAAGATTCTCAGAACCTTCAACACGTTCAGTAGTAGAATGAAGTTCATTGAGAAGTCTAAAGATACGAGGATCAGTTAGAGAATAAGTTACAATTTCAGAGATAGCATCTTTACCATTAATAACATTTTTAGCACCCTTAGCACGATCTTTAAGTTTAGTATCAATAGATTCAGATATGCTAGAGATTTCTTGATTAATAATTTCAATAAATCTATTAGCAATACCTTTATCACTAAGCATATTCTTTAAGAATCTCTCACGATTATTTAAATCAGTTTTACCTGCAAGTTCAGCACGAGTATTTATAACAGCTTGATTAAAATCAGCAAACCACTCTTGCCACTCTTTATTATTATAATCAATAAGAGCTTCACGTTTAGCAAGTAATTCAGGATTATTAATATCTCGATGAGTAGCATTAAAGAATTTCATAATATAAGTATGAATCATCTCATGAGCTAGAGTACGAGTTAAATAACCTTGATGTTTCTTACGATTAGCATGCTCATAATTGTAGTTAATATCAATCCTAAACTGATTACGATAAAAACCATCATTAGCAATTTTAACAGGATCGGTATAACCTTCGCTTTCAACATTAATTTTAGCTTCACTTACATTATGCTTAATATAAACCGGATTAATACCAGCTTCATATTCAAGTATATTAGCAAGTTTAGAGATACTAGACCAATCCTCTTTATAACGATCAGCATCTTGAACTGTTTTAAGTAATTCAACGGGATCATAGAAACGTTGAGGAACATCAGTTTTAGTATCAAATGCTTTAGTTGCAATAGAAAACTTAATAGGAGCGTTTCCGGCAATAGTAACATTACTTATAATATTTCCATATCTATCTTTAACTGAAGCTACATCTGAATATCTAGCATTAGTTGCCATATAATAGTCATATATATCTTCATAACGTTCGCCTGTAACTGGATCTGTATATCCAGTAGTATAAGAACTACCAGTAGAATCTTTAGCTACAGCAATTCCATCTTTAAGACCGAATTGACGAACTAGATTAGGAATTATACTATTAAGTTTATTATTAAACTTTTGAACATCAGCAGGAGTATCTAAGTAATAAACAGTATGTGGATAACTAGGATGATTTAAAGCACCATTATAGTTAGCAACATCAAGTTTATTACTAGAAGTATAATGAATAACAGCGTCACGCCCATCAATAGTAGTTTGAATAAACTTATGATAAGCTTCTTTACCTTTACCATCACCAAGAACAGCTTTGAGCATTACATAACGTTTACTACCATCACCATTGTTACCAGATTGAAAATAAATATCATCTTGAACGGCACTACTACGTTCATTACATATAATAATATTTTGAAGTCTATTAGAAATATCAAGTCTAGCTTCGGTTATATTACCAGTATTAAGAGCAAGAATTTCTTTAATAGCATCACCAATATATTTTGTATATTTACCTAATTTACTAATACGAGCTTCTTCTGTTTCATCGGTGATAGAACCCATAATAGTATTAGGATATATAGGGAATACAGTATTAAGTGAATCGGTTTGAGGTATAACAACAACTTCATGACGTCTATTACCAATAAAAGTATCAGCTACATGAGGTGTTGCAAACTTATCTATATTCTGAACAATACCACCAGTTTTAGGATCTCTACCAATACCATTTTCATCAATAGCTAGTATTTGAACTCTAGGTTTACCTTTAGAATCAAGAACATCTTTGGTAGGTTTAATAGAATCTAACAAAGAATTGCGATGATGCATAATAGGTAATCCATGTTTAGCTTCATGATCTTCATTGCGAGCTTCATCATTAATTAGTATTCTACCAGCACTAATATGACTTATTCTAAAAGTATTAGAACCTGTAAAGCGAATATCATTTCGAATAGCTTGATTATTACGGAAGATTATTTCATGACGATTAACAGCGTCATTGAAATGTTTCGTAATAGCCGTAGCATTCATAATACTATCCATATTTGAATGATTAATTCTAGAAGCAGGAAATAAATCAGTACAAATTTGATATATTTGATTAAATGAAAGAGCTACATTATCAATAGAAATTTCACCGTCAGTATCACCTGTATATTCAGAATCAACAACTCCAATCATTGTCTGACTATTCATAATATCTTTAATCTGCTTAGATGTAAGATTAGAATACACAAGTTCTTTAAGTGTATCCATTAGCTTCTTAAAGCGATCTTTTCTAAACTGATCAAAGATAATATCAATGTTACGTTCAGAGTTCTCTCTATCTTTAGCAGATATATTATTACGAGGATTAAAAGCAATATCGTAATGATACATGAATCTAAATAGCTCTCTTTGATATTCAGCAAAGGTTTTAGCCATATCATCAGTAAATGCAAATTTACGTGGATAATACACACCATTCGCACCTTGAATTGTATACGCTATACCATTTGTAATAGTTTCGAGTTTAGGAATAGAACCTAATTTATACTCTTTACCATTACGATTCATTACAACATCATAAGAAGCTCTATTAGGATTCTCTTCTAAATCAGTTTGAACTACAGTAACCTCATCACCTTCTTTAATACCATCAAGTAACTCATAAATACCTAAGTTAGTAGCAGTACTATTACCTAGAATATTCTCAGGAGCACCGTTAGGACTAAAGTTAATATCTAGACCTTCATGATATGTTTTACCTTTAATCTCAGGTGTACGATTAATAAAATCAAGAACTTGAGCTTCTGTTAAAGGTAAACCATTAGTAGGAGCAACATCTATAAGATCATAAAAGAAACTATAATTATTATAAAGCTCTTTATAAGTAGCATCTTTAGTTACTGCAAATCTAGCACTATAGTAATCACGTCTATTCTTAAATTCATTATGAAGATAATTAGTAATATTCATAATAGACATGATTTCAGGCATGAGTTCTTTGTAATTATCACCACGATATTCACGCATACCATTAACAAGATCATAATTCTAAAACCACTTCTATCACTAATAAAAGCAACAAGTGTACCAAAGAGATTAAAATTATCAACAAAGATACCACCTAAGTCTTGAGCAATCATAGCAAATTTGTTATGAAGAGTTTCATCAAGACGTATGGCAATAGCATTAGAATTATAATCTTTAGATTGAGTAAGAACTTGTGCAAACTTAGCAACAAGATCAGATTCATAAACAGTATTCAGAGCATCTGTAAGAGATTGCATATCTGATAACCATTTAGATTCATTTTTATATAAACTCTTAAGATTATCAAGAGCATTGATAGCATTACGACAATTTTCAGCAGTATTCAGTCGAATTGAATTTCCACCTTCATCAATGTTAATACTAATAGCAGCTGCGACTTTCTTAGCAGTTTCAATAATCTTAGTTTCAACACCAGTAAGTTTAGCGTCTGTAAAGTACTTATTCATTAGAGCTTTAATATAAGCATCAGAAGCATACTTATTACCAACTTTAGTGTTTCTAAGCAGCTTCGGAATAAGCACTAAGGCGTTTATCAAATCCGTGTCGAATAGTGCCAAATTTACCCCCTCTTGGCTCATTAGAGACGTTAAAAATTCAAACATGGATTTAATATCAATACCCTCTATTTTGAAGTCTATAAGGGGCTGATTTGAAGCCGTTACAAACTCGATTGGCGCATCATCGGTATTAGTAGAACTTTCATCACTTACAAATTCAGTAGTAATACCATTAGCACTAGAAACAGTCTCTGTAATCTCAGTTTTAGGAGTAATAGTTTCATCAGTGGAATTCTGTTGAGCTTTGTAGTCCCCGGTAGGAGGCAAGGACTGGTCAGGAGCGGAGCTTTGTGTTTGTCTAGCAATGAGAATATAATCATCGTTAGGAGTTGCCATATTAGCGGGAGTAAGCACATAACGATTAAGTTGATTCTCAAAACCTTCAATAACAATACCAACATCTTTACGAGGATTCGGAGTATTAAGCACTCTATATTCAACACCACCAATAGATACATATAAAGCATATTTAGAATTCTTACGACCTAAATTATCTTCTATAGTATTATTGATAATATCAAATTTAGTTTGCATACTCTTAGCTTCCTGCATAATTTTGTTAGTAAGAGCATTAATATCACTCTTTGTAGTCTCACTTAAACCGAAGTGAACATCAGCTAAGAAACTAGGCAGAGGTCTACCACTTTGTTCAAGAACTTGAGCAGTATAACGACTAAGATGCCACAAATAACTATTAAGTTCAGCACTAAGATCACCGTTATTTACACTAGGCGCATATTCAACTTCGGTTTTAGTAACAGCATCAATCCAATTGAATCTACGACCAAAGAATATATTATCGAATATAGAGTATTTAGCAGCAATACGAGTAATAATCCATTTAAGATTTGTAGTCGTAAGTGTATCAAATGAATTATCTAAAGCTCTATTAGTAGCATCATTGAACTCTTTAATTTCTTCAAGAAGCATTGCATCTTTAGAAGTAAGAGATTTGCTTTTACGTCTATTTTCAATAACGTTAGCAAGAGGTGAATCTGTAACTTGAGATTCAGACATAAGAGCATCATAGAGACTAGAAGCTTCACTAGATAAAGGTTTAATGCCTTCAAATTCTCTATAAGATCTACCGAATGTACCACTACCTATCGGTGCAGCATTTGAATCTTCTTCTGTTGCAAGCGCATCACGTTCTTCTTGTTGTCTCGCTTGACGTTCTTGTTCTGCTTTAAGTGCAGCTTCTCTACGAGCGTTAGCGGCTTTAGTGTCAGATTCTTGTCTTTGTAATCTAGCAAGACGGGCATTATATGCAGCTTTTCTTGTGTCTGAATCAGAGAATTTTGATTCATCCGCTTGTAAAGCTTCAGAAGTTTGATACGTATTAAGTTCATCAGTTAGATCTTTATCAGTAGAAGCTTTGATTTCATCTTCATATAATTTGATTTGATCTTTAATATCTTCAAATCCATTACCATTACGATAATAATCAAGTTCAGCATCAATAGCAGTTCTTCTATTTTCATAGAATCGTTTAGCTTCTTCTGGATTAGTAAGATTAGATAAAAGAGTTCTAGCTTGTTGAGCAGCTTCTTTATCATCCTTATTTAAATTAAGAGCTTCAATATGTTTAGTCGCTGTATCTCGAATATTACTAATATTACTAAGAGTTTTATTGTAAGATTCGAGTTTACTATTAGCACCTTTAAGAGCTATTTTAAGACCTAGTAATTGCTCAGCAGTAGCATCTTTAGGAGCATTAGTGATTGCATTTTCAAGTTCAGCAATTTGCTTCTTAAGACTAGCAATCATTTTATCGTAAACACTTAATGCAGCTTTAGCATCTTCAAGAGTTGCATTATTTTCAGCATAAGTATTTATATCAGCTTTCTTAGCTATACGAATATTATCGTCTGTATATTTAGAATCAACATAATTACTAAGATACTCTTTAGATTCAGCAGCACGCTTTTGATATTCAGCAGGATTAGCTGTAATAGCTTCGAGTTCTAGTTCATTAAGTCTTTTTTGAGCTTCAAGAGTAGCAATACGACGTTGATATTCATAGAGATTTTTGTCGGTAGTACCATTGACTGCATCGAAATGTTTATTGTAAATATCTTCAACGGCTTCAATCTTATTAAGAGTCTGTTCAAAGTAATCAGCATTTGCAAGTAAAGATTCACCTTTATCAAGTGCAATTTGTTCTTCGGCACTAATAGCTTCACCTCTATCTTTTCTATATTTAATAGATTGAATTTCTTTAAGAGAAGTACTCATATTTCTAAGCATCTCTTTATAGAACTCAAGTGAACCATCAAGACTATTAGCTGCAACTTGATTAAGAATAGCTTCTTGTTCTTTCAGTTTAGCACCAACAATATCACCTTCTGCAAGAGATTCAACAATACCATCAAGACCTGAACGCATAGCTTCTGTAGCACGTTCAATACCTTTAAGATATTCATGTTCTCTTTCAATACCACGTTTATTGATCTTAGTTTCAATAAATGGCATTATTGCTTGCATACCAGCACCACCTAAAAGACCTCCAATACCTTCAGTCCAAATATCAGGATCTTTAAGATAACTACTAACTCTCATGCTAAAATCAGTAAGAGCGTCAGTATCAGAAAGTAAACCAAAATCTTTACGAGCTGCATGAGTACCTTCTTGCATTGCAATACTCATAGTCATTTCATCTGCCATTTCAGCAAGAGAACCTCCAGCGAAACCTCCAATAGCTCTAAGAATTTGACCTTTATCAGCATTGGGTATAGCATTTAATGTACGAACTATAGCAAATTTATCACCAGTTGCCATAGCTTTACGAATGTTATCTCTAGTAGCTTTAGTAAGAGTTTTAGCAGTACCTAAGATATTCATCCATTCAACTACGTCATAAGCTATATTAGACATAGATCTCCAATAACCTTTAGAAGCTGCATTATCTGCATATCTATCAGCAATACTTTCAATATTAGTATCATTTAGAGGAACTTCTTCTAATCCCGGAGCTTTAAGAATAGCATTACCATTTTCATCACGTTCAACATAGTTCTTATAATTATTAAGAAACCATTCACGTTCTTGTTCATAAGTACCATAAGCTTCACGAGATGAATCTAGAATACGTCCTATAACAGCAGAACCATAAATATCTGCTATTTTATTAGCTCTGTTTAGAGCTTTAGCTTTTTGTAGTTTTGTACCCAACTTAAATAAATCTTTAACATATTTAGATTTACTTCCTAGATTAACAGCACTTCTAAAAGCTTTACCTAATAATAACGAAGCTCCACGAGCTGGAAGCATTATACTAGCAGCACTACCTAGTATAGAGGGAACCATAGACGCCCAATAACCACCTCCACTCATACGATCTAACAAACTACCATGTTGAGCTTGTTCAGTCATATAAATAGGAAATGCTTCTCTAGTACTTTCATTAATGGAATTACCTAGTCTTTCTAAAAAATTACGAGTATAAGCTTCATCACTATCTATGAGTTTAGAGGGAAGTGCAAGTATAGAACCTGCACTTTCAATTGTACCACCAATTATTTCTCCAACAGTTTGAACAAGAGAGTTACCAATACGATCCCCAGTAGATTGATTTCTAGCTCTAGCTTCAATATAAGCATTAACATTACCGGGAACTATATTTTGACTATTTCCAGAATGTTTTCTTAAATTGAGTAGTAATTTATTATCTATACTATAAGCATTAGGATTAAAAGAAGATCTTTTATACTTATCTTTAGGGGCATAAGTAGATTTTCTTTGTATGCTTTCTAATTTATCAAAATCAATAGGCATAATATCAATAATTAAAATTAGCTGTAGACATATTAGCATTAAACTTAGTAAGATTATCTAATTGTTCTTTAGTTAATCTATAAGCATCTTTATAATCTAATATAGATGATATAACGCTTAATCTACGTTGTGTATTATTAATAAAGTCTTCAGAATTATCACTTATAAATTTATCTGTAAGCTCAAATGAATTTGTTGTACTATCATACGTATCAATTTGAGTAGTAAAATTATTATTTGAATCTTTACTAAATGTAATTCTAAAATTATTATGATATATAGTTTTATCTACATTTGTTATAGGATTTTTAACAAAAGCATTTAATAACGACTTAACATTATTATAATATCTTCCATTATATTCAACAATATTATATGCAGAAGCATCATTCATTTGAATAGCATTGGAAGGATCTGGACCAAAAGTTAAACTTCCACCATGATGTGTAGACATAGCATCAAATATAAATTTTGTATCAGCATTAGGTCTATCAGCCATATCGAATGCAGAAGTCATACGCATAGCTAATTCAAATTCATCTATAGTATTCTGATCGGCATCATTATTCGAAACAATAGTGAGTTTCTGTCTAACATTATTAAAACCTTGAACATTCTTTATAAGATTAAGTGCTTTACGACCATCACTCAATTCCATAAGTTCATAAGTAATATCTGATTTAGAATATTTAGGGTTCTTATCTGTACCTTTATCTTCAGTATATAAGAATTTCCTAAGAGATTCATTATTCAAATCTATAGGAACACCAACGGATTCAGCATCTAACTCTAAATCATCACCATCTAACAATTGATTATCAATAATAGTAAATGCTTCAGGATGATTTTCAATTTTATAAGCTATATTATTTCTAACAGTACTTACAATACCTGTTTCTGTAGGTTTGGATATACCAATAACAACTCCAGGATTAGACTGAATCATATTAGTTTCATTACCATAGTTTTCAATCAGATTACCCATTAGAATAGAAGTTAATCCAGTACTAATATCCCCAAATGTTTTAGATATATTATCTGCAAACTCTTTTACATAAGGATTAGTTTTGCTACTATTTTTTATAAACTCTGTGGCTTTTTTAATACCTTCCTCTGGAGTATCTGAATTACTTAATATATAACTTATATCTTTTATATGAAGATATTCATTTATATTTTTCTGAGTTTTATCATTTGCATTAAATTTAACACCATCTCTAAGATTAACGCCTGTACCTTTAATAGGATTTCCATTTTCATCTAAGTCAGAAGTTTCTTCATTGATAACATTAGTTAAACTTCCAAAAATTCCAACACGATTAAATACATCATAATATTCTTTAATACTCTTTTGAAGTGCTAAGCTTAAATTTGCTTTATCTTCTTTATTTGTTGGAATACCACCTTTATAAGCATCATATTCAGAAAGAATGTTATTGATTATACTTTGAGATTCTTGAACTCTAAGGTTAAGAGCTTTTAATTTATCTTCATCTTCTTTAGTTATATCTTCTCCATTAGTAGACTTTTTAGCTAAATAGTTATTAAATCTTTCTAATTCAGATATATTTCTTGAATGTTGAGAAGTTTGATTAAGTAATCTTGCTTTACGATTTGCTTCTAGTTCAGAAGTCATACTAGGAAGATTAATTATTGTTCCAACTAAACCATCTCTTTCTCTAGTAAGTATTTTAGAAGTATCTTCAGACTTTTCTAGTTGCTTATTAAATAGACTTTCAAAGAATTTATTATCCACATCAAGTTTCTCTTTAGTATATCTCATAGGCAATAAATAAGTAGCCACATTAGATATTTCAGAATCTATATAATTAGCTTTATAAAAATTAGATAATCTAGCTTCATAATCAGATTCAGTTTCATTAGGATTTTGATTTAAAAAACTATAATTTCTATCTATTAATTCTTTTATATAAATACTATTAGGATTGTTTATAGCATTAAGCAATACAATCTTTTCATTACTATTAGCATTTTTATATTCAGGAGAATTTATTACTAAAGTTTTTAAAATATTAGAATCAGTAAAAGCTGTAGAATATATATTGTCTTTTACAGCATTACTAGGTGTAATACCTTTTTGTTCTAGAGCAAATAGATTTAATTCTGCTTCTTTTAATAAAGCATTTTTAAATTTACTATTGTTAGATACAATGGCTTTAGCAACATTTATTAATCTATCATCTCCTATACTTTCGATAGTTTTAGTAAAACTTTGAAATCCATGAAGAGTAGGATTAGATAAAGTTTTTAGAGTAGATTTAGTAATAGCATCAATTGTAGGATTATTCATTAAATCTATAGCTTGTTTACGGAATTGTTCACTATAAATAACTTTTTCATCAGATTTCATAGCTTTAAAGTATTCAAGCATTTCTTTACGTAAAGCTTCTCTATCATGACCTGAACCAAGAGCTGTACCAAAAGCACTAATAGATTGTTTACCATTACCTCCTAAACTACCTCCTGCATCATTAAACCGTTTAAGAATCATAGCTCTATTTAATGCTTTATATTCTTCTGAAGCGTCAGATTGTTCATTAGCTTGCATCATAGCATCAAATTGAGTTTTATTACCAAGAATAGTTTTAACTCCTTCATCAGTTAAAAATCTACGAGCACCATCGCTAACAGCTGTATCAGCAAAGAACCATCCTCCATCTTCATCAACTTTAACTTTAATGTGTTCTTGAGTTTCATTAATTTTACCTGCAAGAGCTTCTTCATCTGCACCTTGAATCGCATTATATTCAGACATCTTAATAGCCATTTCATTATATGCGTTTTCATTACGAATAGCACGTTCTTGCAGATTATCAGCAGCAGCCGTTATAGCTGCACCAGCTTCTCTAAATGACGTCAAGTCCAGAGGTCTAGCATCAGGTTGCTTGACATAAGTAAGATCAGCATATTTTAGTCTAACTGCCATATCATGTAAATTATTATAAACAACAATACCCTCTACCGAATTAACGATAGAGGGTGTAGGATTTAAGTCAATATGTATAAAACGTATAGCATTATGCAAAATTATAATAGTAATCCGGCATAGTAACAGCATCAGGAACAACAGAACCTCTTCTGTTTAAACGTTTAGTACGAAGTGAACGTTTAGGAACAGTAGAACCTCCTTGAATCTTTTTAAGATCTTTAAGACTACTAATTCCAAACATTCGCATAAGAGTATCTTTAGGCATATTATCAAAAATATAATCCCTAGATTTATCATCTTTAAGAACACTAATAAGATTAGCAGTTTGTAAATTCTCCATATCAAATTTAGATTGATAAGCAGTACCAATAGAGCGTCCTAAACTAGCAATCATATCGCCAATAGCAGCTCCTTGTTGACTTCTACGTTGAATAATCTCCATTTGATGATTAAACTTATTAGCTTCATTCTCAGCTCTAATTTGACTATTTCTAGCAGCAATTTCAGCGTTAGCCATACGAGAACGATTACGAAGCTCAACTTCTTTATTATGTTCATCTTGTTTAACTCTACTACGCATACGAGAACCTTGAGTTCTAGCAAGCAATATAGACTGACGAGCAACTTGAGAATTAGAACTGTTACTTGTAATATATTTCTCAAGACTACGAACAGTATTATTAATATCTCCAATTTCAGCGTCAGTATTTATATCAGTTTCTAGTTCTACACGATCCATAAGAGGAGTCTCAGGGACTCGCATACTTTCCATGCGATCAATTAAACCTTTATTAGTGATAAGCTGACTTATACCACCAATAAGATTACCACCAACTTCAGAAACAAATCTCGGACTTATAAAACCACCACCAGCATATTTGCGAGTTCTACCACCACAACGCATACCTTGTTGAATAGTAGTTAAAGGATTTTGAATTTGAGTTTTATCATTAGATGTAAAAGTTACTTCTTGTCCCGTAATAGAACTCCCACTATTATTCCGTTGAGTACCATAAACAGGAACAGAAATATCAACAATTTGACCACCATCATAATACTTTCTAATTTTACCTCCACAACGTGCTTCAATAGGTTCAGCTTCCATACCAGATTCAGCTTTCATACTTTCTTGAAGATTATAGAGTTGTGCAAGTTCATTTTGAATTGCAGCAATTTGTGCGTTAGTTCTTTGAAGATCAGCATTAGCTTTCTCAGCGTTACGACCATTAGTATTACGATCAATTGCATAAGTACTACGATCAGTTAGAGAAAGCATTCTACCAAGCATCATAGATTTGACCGGAAGAGAACTTTCAAGATAACCTTTATGTTTCATAAGAGGCTTAGCAAGATCAGCAAATGTAGTTCCATTATACTTTAAAGTATCAGAGAATACATAAGCATTATCTGCGTCAGTCATAAGAGCTTCACCACCTTCTACTTCCGCATTAGGTCCATAAGGAACACCACCTTGTTCATGAGAAGGACCATTAACTTCTGCGGTATTAAAAGATGTTTCTTCAATCATACCACCATCGGCATAACGTTTAGCTTTGCCACCACAACGTTTACGTTTAAGTCTTCCACCACAACGAGCGGCAATTCTACCAAAAGCAGAACTAGGATCAACATCATCAAATGGAGTACCTTGAACAGTAGGTTGAACTAAGTCACTACTGAAGCTAGCATCATCTTGATAACCAGTAACACCTGTAATATTAGAATCACCATATATATCAAGAGTACCTTCTTGTTGAGCAGTGTTGGATAATTTAAGTTCATCTTGAAGAATACGTTCATTGCCTGCAACAATCTGACGTTGCCTATCAGCTTCTTCAGCAGCTTTTTTAGCCTTACGTTTCTTACGACGACCTCCAAACAGTCCAACAATACCACCAATAATAGCACCTGCTGCCATACCAATAGGACCTGCCCAAGCTCCAAGAGTTGTACCAGCTAACGCAGAAGATCCAGCAGCTGCTGCAGCAGTAACTCCAGCTCCAAGTCCACCACCAATAGTAGCACCGGTACTTAGACCAGACATTGTAGAAGCTCCTTGAATACCTTTCTCGACTCCATAACTATGACCTTGAACATCCCCGAATCTATCTCTAAATGCAACTTCACCTCCACCAACATATCTACGTCGACGAGGGTAAGCTTTAAGAGTTGAAATGTTTTTAATCATACCACCATTATTAAATTCAGATTTAAATAAGAAGTTAGCACGACTTCTAAGTGTTTTAGTTGTAGAATCATCAACAGTAAAATCCGGTTTTTGATTCTTCATGAAGTAAACAGAAGCATCTTCAGCCGACATAGCATTGACTTTATCTGTACTAAATTTACTATCTTTAGAAGGTAAATAAGTATCAAGATAATAATCAAATTGAGATTCTAAACTATCTTTACGTTTATTAGCTTTAAGATAAGATTGATAACTACCATAAGTATAATTAGGATCTTCAACCCAATTAGTTTTAGGTTTACCTTTATCTTTCTTATCATCCCATTTACGTAGATTCTCAAAACTAAATAAACCATGATTAACAATTCTATTATCACCTTTAGCAGTAGCTCTTTGAGTTTTATTAGATGAAAATAGATCATCAATCGAATCATTTAACGTCTCACCATAAACCATAGACATTAAACCAGTAGCGGCTGCATGATTAAGACCACGCTTCTTAGCATAATTGTAAAAATCACGCATACGTTTAATAACACCATCATCAGCTAGTTGTTGAGGTGTAAAGACTTTAGTATTGTAACCTTTAGTACCAACACCAGTCTCTGCTATATACTTAACAATTTCACGAGCAGGTGCACCGACTTGATAAAGAGAATCAATCTTATGAATCTCAGGACGACCTATAAGACCTTTAGTATTACTCTCTTTATCAAGAGCTTGAATAGCTAAACCTAGAGATCTATTATTAATATCTTTACTTTGATGATACTTAGTAAAAATATCAATAAGAAGACGTCTAGCTTGAGCATCATCAGCGACCTTAGTACGTTTATATTTATTTGGCATACTAATAGTATTTGCAGAGTGTTGCTCCTTACCATAAGCTCTTTCCCTACCGGGGTCTGGAGATCGTTAAAGAGCAACACTAATTATAAACGAGTATCTTTATCAATCATAACTTCAATATTAGTAAGTCTTAAATCAAGCTGAATAGCGTCAGGATATTTAGTAATATCATCTACATAATCATCAGCTTCTTGACTAAAGAACTTATTCTCATATATCATAGTTATATAAGTCCAAGCATTATGGAACTTAGCAATATCATACCAAGGCTTTTGATATTTAGCTGAAAGTTCAATAAGAGTGTCAATAGCATCTTTATCCATAAAATTAATAAGATTAGGATTAGGATTCCATTGACCATGATCATTTTCAACGAAGTCTTCAATACGATTCCAAAGATAACGACCAGCTTTATATTTAAGAGTTTCATTATCCCACCAAATAGGACTAACACTCATAGGCATAAGACCTGTACACTGAACATCAGTATGAAACATCAACCAATCAATAGTTTTATTATAGAGATAACGTATATTATCTTCATTATTCATAAGACCATTAATAAGCTGACTACGCCATTCAATATGCTTAAAGAGTTTACTTATAGTAGGCTCGGTAGCATAAATGAATTGAACAACACTAGGATGAATAACATCATCAAAGTAAATACCTTTATTCTTAGCATCAGTCTTAAAAAGAGAACCTTTAGTTATATAGAAGATTCCATGTCGGTTAATGTATGAATGATCTCCGATATACGAGTGAAAAGACGTCCATAAGTTAGTCTTTAATGAGTAAGAAATAGAATAAGACTTATACAAGTCAATAGCACCGTTTTTATCTATAATCTTATTAGTGAATATAAATCTTTGGTGCATTTCATCGTATGTAAAGAAACATCCACTATGCGACAATGGATTAGTAGCATTAGCGTAAATATGCTCTTTAAACCACTCTTTGAAGCCTAAATCGGATAACTCACTTACACTTTGATCGTTCTTAACAAGATAAATCTCACCTTTTTCGACATCACAAACAAGATAACCACGATGCGTAATAATAGCACTAAAACGATTGTTACAACCAATTTTACCAGTAGTGCTATAAATAATTTCTTTAGGTTCACGTTGAAACAAATCAGAAGTACCTACATAAGTTGTATTTTCATCATTGTTACCTAGAGTATCTTTAATGGCAGCTACAAGTAATGTATATTGTTGCTGAATATACAAAGCAATATCATCAGACAGAACATTCTCGATAGCACCTTTTTGAATTGAAACATCTTTATAAGCATCAGCTTTATATCGACGCCAACCAATATCAGTAGATTCACTAGGATTAACATCTGAACGTATAATGCGAGAAGGAAAGGTTTTAATATCGTCAATCTTTTTAATAATAACAGCGTCTTTAAAACCATCCCAATTCATAGAAGTCTCATAACACTTACCATCCTCAGTATTCCAAAAGTTATCAATAGGATAACTAACATGACCTAAGTTATCAGCTTCTTGATAGTAATTATTCTTAGGAGCCCAACGAATAGCTTTTTCAATATCATTCTCAGCAGTATTGGAAATATTACGTTCAAATATCTTATAAGCACTACTATTAACTCCAAGTCCATCATGACGACATTGAAGATTCATACGACTAAATATGAAATAACTAATAATAATTCTATGACAATTAGCAATAGTAGCACCAGCGCCTTCATGTTGGAAACCAGCAGCAGGAGCAACACAGCGTTGAGTTATAAATGCAACAAATGTATCACCTTTAAGATATTGAGCTTTTGTAGCAGCAGCATATGTTACGGGATGATATTCAACTCTAACAATGGGAGATATACAAGAAAGATTCTGAGCATAAACGTCAATAGTCTTGAATATATCATCTGCATTACGATCATGATAGTAACAATCTATAATAGCACGATTATTTTCAATAATAGAATACCATTGAAATCTTGCAACAGTTCTATCATCTCCATGACTATTTGGATTATCATCACCTTTCCACTCACCAGCAGCAGAATAATCTTTACATATCTTGTTATATTCAAATCCGGGATCTAATAAGTCACCATTGTTATAAGTAATAGTAACACGTTGATAACTTTTATTATTCCATGCATTCGGATAGTATTTACTATCAAACATAGCGTTATCATCGAGACCATCATTTTTACTAAATTTATAACTAGAATCAGCAGCTATATTTGAAACAGCTGAATTATTATTAGCAATAAATTCAGGTTTAATAGTAGGTCCATTAAGTCTACTATTAACAATAAGTGAATCAGAAAGAAGAACTGATTGAATCAAATCACCACCTTCATCCCATAAATCAGAACCATCTCCTTTTTCATTTTTAATATCATTTTTCTGACGATTGAAACAATGCCTCCAAGTCATACGTTCATAAGCACTACGAACGCTATAAGCTTTAACTTGTGGCATAGTCTTCTTTTCAATCAGATATTCAAGAGGATATAATCTATATCTATCACGAGAAGCAAAAGCTCCTTTATAGTTATTACCAACTACATTAGAATAAGCTAAATCTCGAACAACAAGTGATTGACAACACCAATTGCTATTGGAACTATTAGGTTGAGCCATGTAAACAACCCAAGATTTAATTTGTTTACGAGCAATAACTCCAACTTCTTCAAGACCATCAGCGGTTTTAATTTTAGTAGTATCTTTAAATAGTTTAGAAAAGAAATCTGTAGGATTGAATTTAAATCTAAACATACGATGTTTAACAGCACCATCACTACCGATCATATTGAAGTTAGAAGTCTTAAAGTAATAGCTATTCTTTTGAGTATTATAAATAGGATAAACATTAATAAGTTTACCTTTATAATCAATAAGACCTAAATATAAGAAGTAGTATTCATTATCTTTGATACAAGTATCATTAGAAAGATCTTTCTTTTCAAAGTCACCTTTATCACCAACAGATTTGAATAACTCTTCTTTAATTTTAATATTACCAGTACCATTAAGACCATTAGCAGTACATAGATTTTTATCTTTGATATGCTTGTCAAGACCAGTAATATCATTCATACTAACATTAGCTCGAATAAGCTGTGAATTAAAATTAGTATGAGCTTGATCTTTAATATATGAAATATTACCAATTACAATATCATTAAGAGTAACTGTATTTAAACTATTGATACCACTGATATAAACAGTTGTACTATTTTTACCTTTCATATCAATATTTTCATACTCGTAAGCTTTCTCTTCATCTTCACCTTTATAGATAATACCAAGTTTACATTCATCAAATTGAGAATCTATATTAGTAATATCAATTTGAAACTTACGAGAAGTAAGCTGACCAGCTTTAATACTTTCATTATATTTAGGTGCAGCAAAGTATGTAGGAGATAACAAAGAATAATCAGTATAATCTCCGGTTTTAAGTTTATATGCAACAGCAAATTGATATGAGCCTGCAAGTAAACCACCCCCATCAATAGACCGAACTGTTAATGTAGGATATTCAACATCAGGTATAAGATTCAATAGTTTCTCTTTAGTTAAATCAGTACCTAAGCTGTAAATAGTCGTAGTATCATCAGAATAGTCTTTTGCAAGATTATAGTCATCACAAAAGGTATTAAGATTCATCAAACGAGTTTCATTAGCAGCAGTCGAATTACCTTCTGTAAAAGTAATAATCAGATGATTATTTTTGTTATAAGAATAAGCACCAGTAATAGGACGATCTTCACTAAAGTTTAAAACTGTACTATCACCAACTAGAGGAGCTTTATAAATAACATCTGAATACTTTATATCACCTTCAATAGTTTCATCACTATGCCATATAATGTAATCTCCGTCAGGTACACTAGGATTAGCATCGTTTCTATTAACGAAAAAAAGCACCACTCCAACGGGAATCGGAATGGTGCCAATACACTGACCATAATCAGAATAATCATGATGTTTCTCAAATCCATTTTCATTGATAAGAGTCTCACCATCCTCGTTATATAGAACATTAAGTGCATAAGACTTAGTATCACTATTGACTAATGACGGATTCGCGTTAGGGTAAAGACCTGCGTTTACTTTCATAGCCGTTCACATAATGATTTTTCATATTTAAGAAGTTTAATAACGACCTACTACAATCATCACGTTTATCTTTAGTAAGCCTATTACAAGCATTGCGAACTTTAATTTTAGCATTATCGTAAGCAAGTGCCGGATTAGTATAAGGATTACTATCTCTAAGATTTAAAACAGGATGCCTGTAATTACGTTGAAGAATACGCATCATAACAAAGTTCTTTAGAGCATCAATAAGAACATCATTATTAGGTATGAGAGGAACATTGATTTTAAGAATCTCGTCAAGTGTCATTGGCAACCCATGAAATAAGATGCCTAGCGTGCCTTTTCTGATATTCAAATGCAAATACGACCCATTAATCGAATACGTATATAAACTGCCGGAAATCGTCTGCATGAAGTCAAAAACGACATTCTCTGTAAGGTTTACTCCTATCGGGAATGAAACGGCGAGCGGTATATAATTTCCATCATCATGCTCAAATGGAGCAGGATTAGTAGTAAAATCCGCGCGTTTACCATTAATTGTAACAAGACGTATATTTTCACAACCCTCTGGAATCTCACAACGATACTCATCAAAGTCGATAACTTTACCAACATTAATAAAATGCTGTTGAATATTTAAATCAGCAAGAGCTTCACATATCCAAGTAGGAATACGAGTCATAAAGTCCATAGAATGAACATCATAATCTTCTATAATCCTATGAATAACAACACTAGAACTAATCAAGTTTTGGTCTAATGTATTCATCTACTTCATTGTTTTTAATACGTTCTCTTTTGCTTTTAGTAGGCGGATACCTATCCATAATAGTTTTATCATGTTCAATCATGTATTTGAGTTTAGCATCAAATGCAAGATTATCCGCTTTAATAACTTCTTCTATAGATTTATGCCTAAGCACCTTATCGCTAGTCATAATGTTTACATGACAATGATTAGGTTTAAATTTATAGAATATTTGATTAGGTACAACATCAACACCCATATTATGACGTATCCATTTACAGAACCAATAATACGGATTATCAGATTTAACGTGCCAATTCTTACCATAAGGATTAAGAAAACTCTTAACTTCAATACCAGCAGCAATCATTTCATCCCTAAGACGAAATGAAGCAGCCCAATCAACAGATTCTCTAGCAACAGCACGTTGAACTTGAAACTTACCAATGTAAGTACCTAAAGAAACACTATCACCACGAATAAGATTCTCAATTAGAGACTTATTAAGACCTCTTTGTATTTGATTAAATATCGGATAAGGAATACGACACATCCAATCGTAATATCTAATAATAGCAAGAAGTTTAGGAATACGAATAGTAGATAGATAAACAAAACGATTGAACGTAATACGAAGAGATACTGCTTTAGCTTCGTCACTCCAATTAAGTTTACGTAAAAGCTTAACACCTTTAACTCGTTTACCTAAAATAAGATCATCAATAATCTCTTTAGTTATTCCATTCGATTCAAGAAGATTCAGATTAGCATAACAGATATTAGCTAGATTGTTACGTCTAACATAAATGTTATGAAGATCAGTACTTAATTTCTCGATAGTGTTATAACATTGTTCGAGATAGTCGTGGTAATAGTGCATGGATTCCATATAGTTTATTCTACTTTATTATGGATTAAACGTTGAGTACCATTAGGATCATTAGGAGCATAAGTTGCATCACTAATAATCTTAACTTCGTGTTCTGTAGGCTTAATACCGAATTCAATTCTAAGAACCTCATAAGTTATACGTTCTATCATATCAGCAGGAAGCGGAAGTTCAATATCTTGACCATCATCTTCCATATACATAGTGATAACCTCAGCAGGATTTTCAGCTACATACACGATTGTTACAAACTTATAATTTTTAGCATCAATCTCAAAGTTTTTGAGAGTATTTTTGATAATAATTTTAAGTTTACCATTAACGATTTGATACACTCCCCAAACCCCAGTAGGGGAATAGACTGTGGTAAAGAGCGGAACTACGCTATTATTAGCGTACTTATATGTAATAAGACTCCCATCATCATGTTGAGTATAAACATGAAGAAAAGGTGCATCATTAGGCATACGTAAAGGTGTAGGAACTCGATGCTCAGTAGTAAGAACCATATCTTTAGCACCAATTCCCGCATATGTATTTTCTATATCGGTAAGCGGAACGCAGATAAGAGGAACATTAAAGCTAACTTTAAGCACCTCATCTACACCATTGCGCTCAATACTCTGACGAATAAAAGTAGCAAAGAGTGCCTTACAAGCATCTTTAGCTCTCTCTTGAATGCTATGATCACCGGGCTTACCTAATATATTAGAAATCTTACTTCCTAATTGATTAAGTGTTGCCATAATAATACATTAAACAATTCGCCAAGATTTATTAGTAGTAATACCAAGCTCCTTAGTTTCACCTCTAGGGATAAATTTAAGAAGATTAGTAGACAATTCAAGTTCAGGAGTATCAGAACCACCTATGATCATAATAGGACGATTCTTAACTGGAACAACCCCGTGCCACGGACCAGCATTAGTATACCGGTTAGTAACTCTAATAACGTTCTTTTGATTTTTGAAACCTCTACCACACCTTGATGGCAGACTAGTTCTTGCGTAAATAACAGTCATGGTATTTTAGTTTTTAATGGTATCTTCTGTCGCATCTATAATCATAGTCATATTGCGAGAAATACGATTGTGATTTTTCCAGAATGTTTGCATCATTTCAGCGTCAGGTTCAAAGTCAAGCTCGAACTCAGCACTAAGAAAGCCAATAGGCATATCAGTCACGAATAAGAATGCTAATAGCAGTATTACATCCACGTGAACGAAGATCCCCAACATACATATTAGAATGATACCTTGTCAAAGCACTCATACGGAAAATATACTTACTATCTCTGTATAAGCGTAGAATAGTATAAGGCATAATAGAAGTAAGAACATTCTTATAACGATTCTTATAAGGATCTGTAATACTAATATCGTAATCTTCTGCGATAACAGTAAACTTATCCATATTAATACCATTACAGAACTTACCACCATTATGAAAGTATGCAACGTAAACACCTTTAGCATTAAGAGATTCTCTAATGTTTGAGGCTATTTTATCGAGTTGCATCCAACATTCTGCTTTAGATGCAAGAAGATTAGTAACAACCTTACATCTCTTCTTAGCAATCCATTCTTTTACGAAGACAACACCAATAGATGAAACAATAACACCAATCAAGTTCAATATAGCAATAAAAATACCACTCATTACACAACGTGTTTTATAATTCATACTTGCGTGTTTGAATAAGTTGCTATAAACAAAAAAAATCCGACTACCAGCGGAACCAGTAGTCGGATTAGGAATAATTAAAATTGCCTTGATATAAATAACACCTGCGACCAAAACTAATTAGATGAATCTCTGCCAAGGCACTTCATCGTCTTGAGCTTTAATATCAGCTAACCATCTTTGGAAAGCAATACCTTCGTAACCGTCAGGATCACTAATGTAAAGATAAGCATACATAGCACATTCATGATGTTCGGTAAACAAACGACCATAGAAATCTGCGTAAGCCATATTCATTACATACATAACATCATACCAGTTAGCATTATGGAGGTCATTCATCTTGTATTTGTGCCAAATAGATTTGACTTCATCAAGACTATAATGGTGAGTAGTACCATTACGATTCTCCATACGTTCAACAACCCATTCACATAGGTCTTTAGTAAAATGTTTTCCGTAGAGTTCTTTATACTTTCGACAATCCCTCTTTCTTACATCTTCACTTTCGTGTGGCATATCACTATGCTCATGCGGGTCTTTCATCATGACTTACATTATTTTTAAGAGAGTTATCAATTTCACGTTTGAGATTTTGAAAAGCCGTAGCTTCGAACTCAAAACCAAATAGATTCACAGAACCTTTAGCAGTAGCTTTAGAAATAGCTGCATCAAGATAGCTATTAACTACTTTAGGAATCTGCTCATCAGGTATGAACTTAGATAACTTAGCCAACTGAGGCTTAATAATATAATCAAGTGTAGGCTCTATAATAAAATCTAATTCATTCAGAAGATTATAAGTAGAAAGGTCTAAACCAAAAACACTACCCATAAACTTTCCGATACCAGAAGTAACAGGAATCTTAATCCCACCTCCAATAGTTTTAACGATTGGTGTTAGCCATTTACCAACAGCTACTGCAACAAGTTCTGCGTTAGTCATACTACTTCAAAATTAAGCGTTTGCTGTAGGAGTAGTAGGAGCGTTAGGATCCGGTACAGCCGGACCAGCAGTACGAGCCGCTAACTCAACAACTGGACAAATCTCCGCAGCATTGATCTTTTTGATGTATTTAAATTGCAATTTGCATAATCAACAATTCGTTCATCAGCAGATTCTCTACGTTCAGCTTCAAGAGCGATAGCAGCTTTGAAATCGTGACGAACATCACTGAACTCACGAGCGACTTCTTTCTTGAAGTTTTCAATATCCTGTTTGTTAAGTGCAGATTCCTTATCCAAACGAGCAAGAGTTTCAAATATAATCTTGTCGTTAGCTTGACGAGTTTCACGTTCTTCTTTGACTAAAGCTAAAGCTTCTTTAAACGTGTTTATACCTACATTATCGGCATAACGTTCAGACTTCTCTTTAGCAAGTTCAGCCATAAGACCAGAAACTAATTGAGTTTCAGCAACAGCAGCAGCTCCGGCAGCAACCGAACCATTACCGTTACCTAACCAATTTCTCAATCCAAGTCCTGCAAAAGCAGCAATACCCAAAGAACCTGCAACAGTGTTGTAGTTAATTTGTCCTTTCGGAACTTTAACACCAGTTTCGTTTTCAGTATTCATAGCATTAATTTATTTTAATGCACCTCGACATTGAGATGCACAACAAATATATTACTATTAGTACTGATAACAATGAAATGATTTATAACATGAACATTAATACTCAATAGTTGAACATTATATTCAACGTTTCTTCTTAGCGATAGCTTCGTCAATCTTTGCATTAATAGAGGGAACACTAATGTAATTCATAAAAGTTACATAACCAATATGATATACGTCAGCAATTTTGTTCTTCCAAATCCAACGATAACTTCTATTATCATTAATATAAGTTTTAGCAATCTCTTGAATATCTCTAATTAATAAGAGCTTATTCAAATTAGTATAAGTCACAGGTGTCATACCTAAAGGAATTTAAATCATTAATAGAACGTTTAGTCAATGATTTAAGCGAGCAATGATTTTCCTTGATATGACAAAAGGGAGTACTACGCAATTTAGCAGTAGCACTCCTTTAGTCTGCGATCATACGCTTTTAGAATCAGCAAAATGCCGTTTTATAGCTTTGAGTATAGGTTTTATAATTAAATCATACCCAAAGGTACATATCAGAAAAGATAGCAGCACCGTTTCCAATGAAGCATCTAATTTGTATAAGTAAAGCACCATAATTGCAATACCTACGATTAAGCTAACAAGAGACTTGAAGTATCTCGGTAGTTTCTTTTTAGTAATCTTAGTGATAATCTCATTAATGCCATAAGTAGTTAAAAGCACAATGGCAATAAACGCAAAACTTATAGAATTAAAAAGATTAAAAATAATTGTTTCTTCCATAGTTTAAATATCTGTATATACAACAAAAGGTCTAATAAGCACATTAGTACCTATTAGACCTATAATCAAATTAACAGACGACTTACGAAATAGTCCAAGCGGTATTCGTAGTAATCGTTATCTGTTTAGTTTCTCCAGCAGCAGCGAAAGTCAATGTAGTCGGAGATACAGTCAAAGTAGCATCACCAGCAGCTTGAGTTACAGTGTATTTCTGACCATTTACGGTAATATTACCGGTACGAGTGTTAACCGTCGGGTTAGCAGCAGCAGTAAACGTAATTTCGAAAGCGTAAACATCATCTGCTCCCGGATCATCTTCAATCTCAGTACCAGAGTTGTATTCTTTTTTATTTACGATCAATTTACCGGCAGTCAACCAAGAAGAAGCGTCAGAATCAACAGCAAACGTAATAGCAGCCAAGTTAGAGTTACCAGTGAACTTCTTAGCTTCACCACCTTTAACAAAAGCTAACGATTGAGTAGTAACATCCCAAATCGTAGAACCTTCCTGCTGCAACGTAACGTCTTCAGTCAAGTCTTCAACAGCAACGGTAATCAAACCGGAACGTCCGTTACGACCTTTATAAACCGGAGCAGTAACATCTACTTGAGAGTTACCAGTTCCCTCAACAGCACTTAAAGTGATCCAACTCGGTTTAGCTTTCAAAGCATATCCGGCGCGCATAACAGGTGCACCAACTCCATCAACTAAACCACCAATTTCAACAGCAGTTGCTCTTTCATTCAAAGCAGAATCTTTAACCATAATAGTAATAATTTGATTATTCGTAAAAAAGTTTGAAGTTCCGCACGCCCCACAAGCTATTCCCCTACTGGGGTCTGCAAAGCGTAGCGGAATATTTAAAAGTTTAAGAAACAGTCCAATTAACATTAGAAGTTACTTTGACAGTTTGTGTACCACCAGCAGCTTCAAATGTTAAACTAGTTTTATCAAGTTCCAAATAAGCGTCTTGTGCAAATATTGCAACATAAGTATAACTCCTAGTAACAGTAACAGTTCTTGTTGGATTTGTGTCACCATCTGACCATTTAACAAAGTGATAACCATCAGAAGGTGTAGCTTTTAATGTAACCTTTGTTCCATAATCATAAGTTCCACCTCCAGTAACAGTACCACCTACGCTAGAATTTACAATTAATTCATAACGATTAATTTGCCATATAGCATAGTAAGTAACATCTTCTGTAACTTTAGTACTTTCATTTACATTAACAGAACCACTAGCAGATGTAGACCAACCTTTAAAAACATGCTCAGTTCTTGTTGCAGTAGGAAGAGTTCCTAAAACATCATTATAATGGAATGAACTACTAGACTTGCTAGGAGTACCGCCATTACCATTCCAAGTTACCGTATAATTCCTTGTAGTTGTAGCCCATCTAGCGTACCAAGTCTTATTAGAAGTAACCTTAGTTGTCGTAGTTAATTGAGTACCACCACTAGCAGCAGCAGTATCGAACCAACCTGCGAACGCATACGTATAAGTATTATCCGCAGCTCTTGAACAAGTAGGTAACGTTCCAATAGCTTCATTATAATCTTTAGTTATAGATGAAGAAGAAGGAGTACTACCACCATTAGCGTTAAATGTAAAGATGTACCTATTAACAGCTCTGGTCACATAAGCATAATAAGTAGAAGCACCTGTTACACTCGGTGTTTCTAAAGTTAATGAAGAACCAACCTTAGTTCCACCACCGTTGGCAGCAGTATACCAACCTTGGAAAGTATAAGTGTACTGAGCATCGTTTGAAGGCATAGTCAATGTACAAGAGCCTTTAGACCCATAAGCAACAGATTGACTAGTCCTATTCAAAGATCCATATGTTGTTTGATAATTTATCGTATAACTCCGTCTAGTTGCAGTCCAATGTGCATATATTGTAGTATTACCTGCACCCATTGTCGTATTAGCAGTAACTTGCGTTCCACCACTAGCAGCAGTGTACCAACCTGCAAATGCATAGGTGTATTCAGCATCAGAAGACTTCGTAGGCGTCGGTAAAGTACCATAAGCACTTCCGTATTGAACGCTCTTAGAAGTAGGACTTATTGCATTACCACCATTAACATTATAGGTTAAAGTATAACTATTAATAGACCATTGAGCGTAATAGGTAACAGTACCAGTTATCTTAGTAGCAGATGAAATTTTCGTACCGCCACTAGATGCTGTGTACCAACCGAGGAATGTATAACCTGTCCTAGAACAAGTCGGAAGAGTACCTAATTCTGAACCATACGTTTTAGTAATAGTTGATGGGCTAGGAGTACCACCACCGTTACCATTGAATGTTGCAGTGTAACTTCTAGGCGTAGCAGTCCACTGAGCATAATAAGTAACGTTTCTTGTTACAGTAGTAGATGCAGATACTTGAGTACCACCGGTTGCAGCTGTAAACCAACCCTTAAATGTATAAGTATATTGAACATCAGCAGCTCTTGTCGGAGTAGGTAATGTGCCTAAAGTAGAACCATGAGTCTTAGTAGTTGACGTAGGACTTACAGAACCACCATTAGGATTCCAAGTTACAGTATATGACTTGAGAACAAATACCGGAGTAATATGAGTATTGGCAGTAATGTTAGAAACTGTCAGAGGATTAGCAGTAGAGCCATTAGACCACTTGCTAAAGTTATAGCCAGTACTTGGAGTAGCTGTCCAAATAGCAGAACCACCATATTCTACACTAGACTTATTAACGCTCGCTGTACCACCAGTTGAATTAGCGGTAGTAGTTGTGAAAGTCTTAATTGTAAACTTAGCAGTTAAGCTGATATTGGCAGTAACAGCAAATGTATATGAAGCATTGCTAGATACTTTAGTTGTTCCATTGTACCAACCAGCAAAATTATAAGCAGCCTTAGGAGTTGCAACTACAGTAGCATTAGCACCGTGTTCTACAGTTTGACCAGCAGGACTTACAGTACCTTTATTTATATCCTCAGAAGTTGCATTAACAGTATAACTCTTAATCTTATATTTAGCAACAAGAGTTCTATTAGCAGTTAAAGTAACACTAAAAGAAAGACTTGTAGAAACAAGATTAGAGCCTTCATACCAACCAACAAAATCATACCCAGTTGGAGCAGCTTTAGCAGTCAATGTGACTTGTGTGTCACGATAATAAGTTCCTTCTTTAACTCCACCTGTAGCAGATGCACCAATAGAACAATCACCAACATTTGTGATAGTAGTTCCTGAACTATTAGTAGTTAAAGCTGAAATCTTAATAGTAAACTTATCAGCTTCCGTCTGAGTACAATTAATAGTTTTCGTAATACCGCTGACTGAAACAGTAACAATAGTTGTTCTGCTTGCACCAGTATTCTTACTCGCAGTTAAACCAACCGTTTTATTACCCGTACCACTCTTAGCGGTAGGGGTAAGCCAAGAAGCAATAGCCATCTTAGTACCCCTCCCCTAATTATGAAACCGTCCATTCGACGTTAGAAGTAACAGTAACAGTTTGAGTTCCACCAGTAGCATCGAAAGTAAGAGAAGTCTTATCTAATTCGAGATATGGATCTTGAGTAAACTTAGCAATGTAAGTCTTATTAGCATCAACAGGAACACTTAGAGTTACATTATCAGAAACCTTAACTCCATCTTTCCACCAACCACCAAAGCTATAACCCTCAGCAGCTGTAGCATGAATAGTAGCAACAGTACCATCCTCAAATTCAGCAGTTTCAACTCCTAAATTAGATTCTTTATTGATACCAACACCACCTTGAGCTACACCTTCATCTTCGGTTTTAACTGTAAGTGTATACTGTGTGGGTTCAGGAATAAGATCGCATTCAATAGTAACCTTAATGTTTTTCTCAACCACAAAGCTATACTGATTATTACTGTTAAGAGTGATTTTAACACCATCAACAAGCACTTTATTCAAAGTATAACCCGGACTTACATTAACTTTAATCATACAAGTATCACCATCATCATAAGTACCAGCACCTTCCATTGTAGCACTTCCGTTAGGAATAGCTTCATAGGTGACTTGGAATTGATTAGGTGCATCTAATTCAAATTCAGCTTCAATAGATTTATTATTATCCATAACAATATCTCGAGACGCTGTTGATGGAGCACCCGAATCTTTCCATCTCTTAAAGTGATAATCTTTATCAGCTAATGCTTCTACAGAAATAGTAGTTCCATCTACAATATCAGAATAAATTTTAGAACCCGTATAATAATCTCCCCAACTATTATCAGTTTTTACTCTACATTTACCATTAGCTCCAGCAACAACTGTTAATTGTCGTTTGATTACTAAAGCTTCAAATACAGCTACATGAACTGAATTTTCATTAGATTTTGTTGTAAATTCAGTAGGATTATTTGTAGTTTTAATACCACCAGTATTCCACTCTTTAAATACAAAATTACCTTTAGCACGAGCCTCAATAGAATAAGTAATATTTGGATCGAGTTCAAATCTATGTTCAAGTGTAGACCAATTACTCCAAGATTGTTCACTTATCTTATAACGAGTTTCATTAGTACCATCAGATCTTACTGCAATAGATACTTTATCAATAGGAATTTGTTCAAATATACATCTAAGAATCATATTCTCATTAATAATCATAGAATATGGATTATCTTCAGTAACACCACCTTTATAAGACCATCTAACAAACTTATAACCAGAATCAGCTTCTGCTAAAACAGTAACAGTCTCTCCTGCTGGAACTTGAAATCTAGGATGAGATTTATCTAATTCAGAGTATTCACCTGAACCAATCTTATATTTACATTTACCATTAATATCAGATGTAACATCAACCGTATATTTTGTAATAGGAGCTTCTTTAAAATAGTAAGAAAAATCCATATTACTATTAACTGCAACTTTATAAGGATTAGATTCAGATCTATCACCACTAGTAGAAGTACAATAATCAAATAAATAACCCTCATCAGGAACAGCTAATATTTCAATAGTTTCTCCTTTTGTTACACTAATGTTAGAATGTGAAGCAGATTCATTTGAATATTCATTGGAACCTACTTTATATTTACACTTACCATTAGAAATAACATTGATATTAACTTGATAAGTTTCAGGTTTAACAGTTTCTTTTTTAAAATAAGCTGTATAAGTTCTACGATGAAGACCTTCTTCAACAATAATATTATTTTCATTATTAAGAAGCTCAGCTTCGGTAGGTGTTATCCACTTTTCAAATTCATATTCTATATCAGCCTTACCTGCAATAGTAACAATAGTTTTTTCAGGAGCAGTTACTTCATGTCTTTCAGCCCAATTAGACCAAGCATCATTAATATCTTTATATCGAACTAAACCATTCGCATCTGCCACGATACTAAACGTGAAATAACGAATAGCTTCTTTAAAGTTTACCGTAATCGTAAGATCTCGTGTAACAACGATGCTATATGTACCATTATCATTATCTACAAGATTACCACCAGAAGCAGTAACTGTATCAACAGCCCAACCCTCAACCGGACTAGGAACAATTATTGCAGTTTGACCGGACTTATAAGTACCGCCACCGCTAACTGAACCTTTATCAGCAGGATTAGTTATAATAGTTACATTGTACTCCTCAATAACAGGAGCATCAAGCTCGAAGTGTGCAGTATAAGTTTCATCTTTCTCAACAACAAGATCATATTGAAGATTAGTAGAAACAATACGATTTAAACTATCAGTCCAATGAGTAAAATGATACCCTTGAATTGCCGCAGCTGTTATAGAATGCCTTGTACCTTTTGGGAATGTTCCGGCACCAACTACATATCCTGCATTAGCCGGATCAGCATTGACATTAATATAGAATTGTTCAATAGGAGCTTCATCCTTTTCAAATACGCCTATCAAATCCATATCTTTCTTAATAGTAAAAGACCAATTAGGACTAATAGACATAATCTCATTAGTATGGAACTCTTTCCAGCCTTTAAAGTGATAACCTTGAACAGGTTTAGCATAAAGTTCAACACGACTACCAGCTTCAAATTGGAAACGGAAGCCATCTGAGTTTTCATCAGGAACAATAGCAGAACCACTACATCCAACAATACCACCCTCTTCAGGAGAAGGAACTAAAGTAACTCTATAGTAATCACGTTCGATATGACCAGACTGCATAAAATCTTGAAGATCTTTGATGTAAGTCCAAGCACGAATATATGTATCTTGACAACCACAAGTATTATTTCTAATACCACGACTAGGATGCACATAATTAGCTTTAAGACCAATGCAAACAAGAGTGTCATCAGTCAAAGACTCACTACCAACAATCAACTCTCTATCAATAGCAATAATATTACCATCAATAGTTAGATTAATTTCGCAACCTTTTTCATCATACATATAGTAACAACCATCAGTACGATGATAGAAGAATCGAACGTTATGCTCACGCTTAGGAAATGTACCAAGAGGAAGAACTTGTTTTAACTTGACAATTTTAATATTACATTCCATAGCATTAAGTTTAAACAAATATAACTACGCAGAACCGTTAAGCACTGCGTAGTTTTCCAAGCAACTTTAGTCAGTTGCAGTATTCAGAGAAATGGCATTATCGCCGGAGCCTTTAGCTAAAGTCTTAATAGCTTCAAGTTTATTTACAACATCATCGATCACAGCTTCCGTACCAACAACGATTTGGAATTTGCGAGGACTATTGTTATCAGCGGCAATCTCAGGGAATTGATTAAACTCAGCTGTAGAAATAACAAGATAAGCGACTTTATCAAAACCAACTTTCGGGTCACCAATACCCCAAGCTTTCTGCCACTCATCATGAGGATTCCAACCCATGTTAATCAGAGAATAACGAAGGTCTTCATCACTAAAAGCAACATCAGCTAAGAAACCGGATAACTTTGTATGTTCAACGGTAATAGTACCATTGGCTTTTTGATCGGCAAGAATACCGAATACGTTCATCGTCAATTTGGTAGGCTTTTTAGCAACAACAGTTATCTGAACAGCACCATCAGCTTTCTCGATAGTAATATCAAACAACTCTTTGTTATAAGCGGTAAGACTAAGATTTTTCTTAATCTTCTCTATCAACCGATCAACGGTATCAGTAGCATGAATCCGAACAGGTATTTGAACAATCTGAGGATTAGGATTAACTGTCAGACCATGACGATACTCCTCAGAAGAACAAATTTCAATAGCACCACAGAACTCAGCATCTGCATTATATACAATACCTTCAGCAGGCTTAAGTGCCGGATTCGTAAGACCTTTAAGAATAATAGTTTCTTTCTGATCTTTCTCCGTATATTTACGAACATTATAAGTGAAGTTAAAAGGATTAATATCCACTCCACGTTGATTCATAAATCCACCGTCCTTAGTAGGAATTGCAGACATAATTACAAACGGCTCAGGTCTACCAGTAGTAGGCAAAGCAGTACCATAAGCAGTACAAATGCCGAGTTGACCGTTAGATAACTTAGTATCAACAGTAACATTATCGACAAATGTTTTTCCGTAACTTACAATTCTCATAGTAACGTTTTATTTTAAAGAATTACTTTCATTTATAGCAATTTGATAACCTTCATCTTTAAGTTTACCAAGAAGCTTCTGTGTAGCAAGGTTAATAATCTCGGTTTTAAATGGAAGTTCAGTAGCAGTATCAGTTACAATATCAAACCTAGTAGGTTGTCTAAGATATGTGATAGCAACATCAGTAATCACAAACGTATCATCCATATCTACTAAAACCCTATTACTTTCTATCGTACATATAGGATGAATGTGTCTATTAAGACGATTGTGATACGTTTGAAGCATATCCCTACGCTGAACATCAGAAACTAAATCCATACCGACAGATTTGCTCTCTCGCACCTTTGTAACCACTCCGTCAGAAGTGATAACCTCATATAAGCCCGAATAATGCTCGTAGTCGAATTGTACTAACTTAATAGTATATTTATCTCCAACTACAATTAGCTGTGGCGTATCGAAGTAAAACACTAGTGATTCGGGGTAATACTCGTTATTGTAGCGTTCATAAGTCACATTGTAACCTTTTCGCAGCAATATGGAGAGCATATAGTTGATATATTCAAATAGACCCTCTTTACGATAGATCTTAGCAGGATAATGAAACGTAACGGTATCATTACCAATTTGAATAACGAAATCTTCTATATAATCGGGAATAGTTTTAAATAGTTCACTGATATTAACAACGTAAATCCTAGTAGTAACAGATTCAGTTGCTCGATAACGTTTAAACTTATCATATATAACACTTGCATCATAAGAGACACCATGTAGGTAATTCGCAGGCAAAAAAGCGAAGCCTCTATTACCCTCATTTGCTAGAAGGTAAAGAGGACTTCTATATGTAGTCTTTAGCACCTGCAAATCATCGTAATAACGACCAGTCTCTTCAAAGGCTTTAATCTTTTGCGTAAGCAGTACGTCAATAGCTTCATTAAGAGCAATATCAATATACTGCGGACGAATAGATTCTTGCCTATTAGCATTAATCTGCTGAATCTTATCGTTTACAGCAATATGTGCTTCTTTACAACTACTATACATACTGACACTATTTTATTAGTTTATAACCGAAGCTTTATAAGCAGTAAAAAGTTGTGCTTTATATTCAACATTTTCAGGAGCAGCTAAGAAAGCCATAACTCCCTCAATGGAAGAACCAAGAACTACTTCCGGACGCACAGTATCAAAGTAATTATCACCATCTTTCGTAATGACTTGAGCCGCGAGTAACTTATAGACTTGTGCCATTGCTTCTACATTCTTGTTATCAAACAGAGAAATAAACGCATCTGCATTCGTTTGAGAAAGTTCAGCTACAGCCGTCTGCAAATCTCCATGCTCCATTTTAATAATCTGTAGAGTATCGGCAGGAGCATTACAGATAAGCATATTTCTAATACGTTTATAAGAAGACTCATCACCTGTGAACAACTGAGCCAACTTAGTAGCAGTATTAACAACGGCTTTAGTCTTAGCATCTTTCATACGCTTAACATCTTCAATGCTATGTAAGTAAAACCGAATGTTAGTAGATTTCTCAACATCTTCCGGTTTATTAGCAACAGTAGAAGTAAGCAAAGCAAGACGCCAAAGAATGTAATCTTGCGGCTTAATAGGAGTCATGTACATATACAGATTCTCTTCATGAACCGCAGTACCTTCACCAAAGAGCATAGCATCAAAGATAGCTTTCTCTAATTTATTCGGAGCAACCTCAGTATTAATACTGTTCTTTTTAGCCCAATCAAGAATAGCATCACGTTTAACAGGATCGTTAAGAGAAAATTCCCAACCAGTTTCAAGTTCATAACCTTGAGCGGGAACTTCAACAGTTGAGTTTTTAAGATGCTTCAAAACGAGGTCTTGAAAGTTTACATTGCGACTATCAGCAGAAGCTCCAATGATCGTAGGAAGTATAGAAGCCATTTCAGCAGTTTTACTAGATAGAGTAAGAACTGCTTTAATGCTTGGACCGAAAATAGTATTGAAAGCACCAATACTTTTCTGATTCACGACTTGAAACATAGTCGGATTCAGCTTTAACGCTAAGGTTATTTTGCGTGAGTATATCATATAGTTTATACTTTAGTAAGTTTATACTTTACAATAATCGTAATGTACGCTTATTCAAAAATCATTTCAGCCCAGAAAGAAGTAGTACCATTAAGCATATTAATACCTTGAGAAGATATAACTTCATAGGTAGCAATATCCTCACGTGTACTTAACATCTTATTGTAAGCACCCCATTCTTTAGGAAGAGGAGTAATACCTTGGTAAATACCATATAAGTATTCACGACCTTCTTCACAAACAAGTTGGATATTAGGTTCACCTGAAGTATTATCAACAGAGTGATCCAAGAATACCATAGTGTATGAAGTAACAGGGAAACCTCCATACATACGACCGTTCTTACGATCCATCTCAGCACGAGAACCGCTATCGAACAAGTCAACAACTTTAACTGAAACGGTAGCTCCAGAGTAATGCTTATATTGATTAAAGTAAGCACCATAACTCAAAATACCACCACGACTTTGAATCTCCTCTGCACCAAGTTTATCGAAGTAACCATTACCAATAGCTTCATTCTTGATACATTGTTGGAACATCTTAGAACCACCTTTACCGGTATAAAGAACGATATTTTTGTTACTCAAATCAATATCGTTACGAACTTCAAAGATACGAGAAAGAATCATATCAATAAGCTCAATAGTCATAAATGAGTACTCGAAATAATTTCCGAATGCAATAAGAATATCACGAACTCCAGCACCACGAGGAATAGGTTTATTTGAATGCTTTTCTTGGTTATGAATAACACCATTAATATCACGATTGTAAGAAGAAAACCACAAATCCTCTTCTAACAAACGTCTACGCATGAACTCAAACTGACGCATTTCATAAGGCATCCAAAGAGTACCTTTAGAACCATCATCATAATCAAGTTCAAACTCGGTTACGATATTAGCAATGTTACCAGTAATAATTTTGGAGAATCTATGGAAACCAAATTGGTTAGTCATTTCACTCCAAGATTCAGCAGTAGAACGAGAACCAGTAGATAATTCACCGGCAATCGTAGGAGCACCCATACCCCAATATTTACCTCTCTCAAAATTGCTGAGATCAATAAACTCATCAGGATTACCACCAAGGATAATCATTTCATAGATATATCCACCGGAAGCAGTCTGCTCACCATCGGTCTGCATACGAACCATATGCTTTCCGTCAGGAGTAATAGCAGAATACTGATAAGGAATCCAGTTATCTTGGAACTCCGCTTTGAAAGACATAAACCCTTTACCTGGGGTTTGAGTAGGCGTAATCAAACGCACAATCGGGGAAGTGACAGTAGGTTTCCCCATAATCTTCCACTTATACTGAGTATCACCAGCATTAATAGGTTTCTTACGAGAGATATTCCCTTGACCTTCTGTAAGAGAAAGAAGAGGGAATTGATTACTGTTCCTACCCCAAAGATAAGTAAGAGACTTATTCAAATCGACAGCACCAAGAACATTAAAGTTCAATAGCATATCGGCATCAGAGTAAACCTCTTTGGAATACTGTTTTTTTCCAATTTCTCTAAGCATAGTTACGATAATTATTTATTTGAATCAATAATACCACCCGGAACAATAGGACGTCTATTAGAATTAACTTTAGTACCGCCACCTTGAGTGGATACCTTAACTTTAGGTTTACCACTAGAAGTAATGTTCAAACGACGAACAGCTTCTTGTCGTATAGATGCAGCAGCTAACTGACTAATATCAGCACCTAACAAGTTACGAAGTGCTACCATAGCGAACGTTTCATTATCAGCAAGCATATCAAAAACATCTTTCTGAGCTTGCGTATAGAAATCACCATTAACTTCAACAACAGGAGCTGTCAGATACTTAACAATATCTTTACGAGAAAGAATTTGTTCGTTACCATTAACAATTCTTTTAACACCTGCTGTTGGAATTGCAAGACCTCCGATAGTACCTTTATTAACGATCTTATCGTATAAAGAATCAGGAACGTTAAGCACTTTAGCTTTACCATTCTCATCATAGGTAATACCGTAGGCTTTATCAAGAGCTTCTTGAGCAGCTTGATATTCGGCTTCTTGCCTAGCATTTGCAGCTTCAATCTCACGTCTCTGAGCATTGGCAAGATAATCAAGACTCTCTTTAGCAGTTTCAGCTAATACTTTATCAGCTTTAGAAAAACGAATAATACGTTCGATTTGAGCATCAGAAGTACCTTTACGTTTTTCAGCAGAACGAATAACAGCTTCTAACTGATCATCTGATTTATCTTCGAGGGTCATTGTAGTCCAATCAACATGATTAGCAAAACCTTCAAGAGAACCATACGTTTGTTTGTAAAGGGCAGCTTGATAAATATCCGGATTAGTACGGAAGAAATTGTTGATAGCTTCACTTTCAGCTTGACGTTTAGCAAGCTCTGCAATATCAGCATCACGTTGAGCAAGACCTTCAACGGTCATTTCATATTGCTTAGGAGTACCATCAGCATTTACCGGGGTTAAACCAGAAATAGCAGAAATAGCAGAAACATCTATAGTTTCTTCTTGAGTTTCAGCAGCAGCAAACTCATCTAACTGAGCTTTAGTGTAAACAATTTCTCCATCTTTAACGGCATTACCGTCAGCATCAAGATCATACTCAACATCACCGTCATCGGTAGTAAGAACAATCTTAGTAGGAGTTTCAGTTTCAGTTTCAGTTTTTTGAGTAGCAGTTTTAGCAGCTTCTTCTTCAGCTTTACGTTTAGCTTCTTCTTCTTCTGCTTTCTTACGTTCTTCTTCTGCTTTAGCAGCTTCTTCTGCTTCTTTAGCAGCTTTAGCAGCTTGTTCAGCAGCTATCTCTTCCGCAGTTTTAGTAGTATTACTATCAGTAACACCACCGGGAACAATAGGATTTGGCATAATGTTTTATCTTTTATAAATTAAGTTATAACAGTGACAAATGTAATAATAATATATGTATTAAAAATGGCGTTAGAAATATTATTAGAAACAGCATTAGTACCGCCTATCACACGGCTCTCTGAAATTCCAATTAATTTATGCCATTTTAAGGCTTAAATGAAGACCTCTGACGAACCCAAATTTCAATCGATATAGTTGTTCAATTCAACAAAAATAAGAGCCTACATTAAGACTTCCGTGGCTTATCGGCGTTAATACGATTCATGCGCTTTTGTTCCTCAAACTTGGCACGTTCCAAATTAACTCTATCAATATCTAAGTTTAACTTAGTCATTTTAAGATAATCATCAAGAGTACTACCATTAGCTTCATCTTCACTAATGTAATCATTACCATTCTTATCTACTTGAAGTTTAGCATCAGTAATAATAATATTAGTAAGATTAGTATCAGCAGCAATAGCTTCTTTAGAATCGCGATCAAGTTGAGCTTGTTCAGCTTCAAATTTACGTTGAGCTTCCGCATTAGCAGCACGAGTTTGTTCAATCTCAGCATCCCACTTCTTTTGAATCTCTTCTTTTTGAAGTTCAAATTGACGTTGAGCTTCGGCAGCTTCTTTAATATATTTGCGTAAAGAAGCAACGTTATGATTACAAACAGCCTCAGCAGCTACATCGTAATTTCCATTTTGAGCAGCACCAAAAGCAATTTCCTCAAGCTTACGTACTTGTTCATTAAGTTCAGCAGAGTTACCAACAAAGATACCTAAATTAGAATTAACAAAGTCAGTACCATTTACACGAACTTGAACGATCTCATTGGTATTAGGATCTACATAAGAACCTTCATAGCCATCAATCCAAGCAATCTTAGCAGCATCAAGATTAGCCATCATATCACGAGAACGAAAGCAATCAAAGATTTTAAGTGACCACACAGATCCCATTAGAGCCTGATTAAGTCCCATTTCAGTAACAGCTTTACCGGCACGAGCTTGAATATCTCCCGTACGCTGATCGTTCATATTAGCAAGTTCATACGCTTCTTGCTTAATAGACTGCTTAATCTGATTAATAGTTGTAAGATAATTAATCATTGTAGTATTAGCAATCTCTTTAATAGCTTGAAGTGATGCTTGTTGCTTAGCTATTTCACTATCATCAAATACAAGAGTACCATCTCGATTAGCTGCATCAAGACGCTCTTCCATAGTCATATCTTTAGTATCAGCTAAGAAACTTTCAGGTATCAATAGCCATGATCGGAATTTACTAATAGTACGTTCCTCAACTAAAGTATAAAGACGATAAAGAGCAAGATAAGGTAATAAGCGATAAGGAATAGGTTTAGGATTATTAAGAAGCATCAAACGACTTAAACCATTATAAGGTAACTTACAATGATTAAGATTATTTACTTCTTCACGTTGAACAATAATAGGTTGAGATTTAGTATATACACCCCAATCTTTATCACCAAAACGATAAGCTTCCCAACATTGAAGAACCCAAGTATATTCAATATCAATATCACCAAGAGTAGTATCTAAGACATAATCTTCATCAACAATCTTTTGCTCAATCTCACCATAAGCATTAGTATAAGTAAGAACACCACGCTTCATAGGAACTTTAAAAACACAATGACGAGCTTTGAGGACCCCGGTAGAGGGCAAGGAGTGGTACGGAGCAGCATTCTGCGCATCAATCGTAGGATTAAAAGCAATCTCACGAGAACGAAGCATAACAGGAGTAACTGTATATTCACCCGTACTTTCATGATTATGAATTATATCTTTGATATAAGCAATATCTCTTTTAGAAAGAACTTCTTGATATTCACCAATTATATCATTGATGTTAATATCAAACTCTCGCATCCCATAATCATCATCTTCAACAAAAAGATTACCACTATCAATTCGATAATACTCAAGAGGAGAAATAATTTCAAAAATAACATCATTGTATCTTACATCACGATAAGAATAAACGCTTTCAGTACAGAACCAATAATAGAAAGCTTGAATATATTTCTCATTAGCTTTAATAAGGGAATTAAGAAGATTAAGAGTTTTCTGACCACGATCAGCTTCTTCATCAATCCAATCCTTAGCAGCTTGTTTCATAAAGTCTTCAGCAGATGGAAGATCTTTAGAAGGCTCACCGGTTTGAACACCGTTAGCATTCATGATGTTTATAAATTGCTGACGAAGAAGACCATCAAGAGCAACACGAAGATCAGCGTTACGCCTAGTGACAACATCAATATCAGCATTATAAACTTGGTAGTTATTATAGGTGTTAATGAACTCTCCTATATATTTCTCTTTAATAGGAGTAACAAAATCAACATCTCTAATCTTACCAGGCAAATCTTCTTTTCTACCATTAACGGAGTTGTAGGTCGCCATTACATACTTGTAAGTAGATTCATCTACAATTCCATTTGCAGCGTCAAGAAAGGCTTTAATATCTGCTTTATCATTATTAGAATGAGCAGTAGCAATAACCCAATCACACATAGCCTTAGTCCAAACAGCTCCACGCTTAGTAGCTTCCGAAGCAAAAACATCAGGCTTTTCTAAAGAATTAGGAATCTTAGAAGCATCCATTTAACGACGATTTAAACGATTTGCAATACGTCTGTCATTATTCTCTGTATTACCTTCAACAAGACGCTTAGTATTTAAAGAGTCTGCAAGAAAGACATACATAGCAACAATAGCAGCACTAATATGGTCGAAGTTACCCTCAGCAGTAAATCTCTGACACTCTAGAAGCAATCGAACACTACTAATAGACTTAAGTCTACGAATAGGTTTACCATCAGCAGTATATGAAAGAGGTTCATAAATAAACTCCTTTAGCATACGAAGACCATTATATTTCTTATCACCATCACCAATTACAATACCATAATCATTATTGTTAGGATTAGTCAATTTACGAGTATTGGCATTGGTTGGGTCAAGCATTAAGTAACGTCTAAGTTTATATTTAATGAAGTTAGAAACAGTCTCACCAGTACCAGCTTCCGGACAACATTCAGCATTATACATAAGACACATACCCATAGTGACTATATCATTTTGCTCCATTGTGTCCAAACGTCCTATATATTCGCATACAAGCAGTTTTTGATTTGGATATGGAGTAATAGTATTACTACGCATCCATACTTGTGCAGAATAAAGAGAATGTTTATCTGTTACGTCTTTTTGAGCCTTATCTACCTTATACGCATCTACACTAACAAAATATAAATCTTTAGGCACTTCACCATTTACTAAGAACGGACGATAATACATTCTAACGCAACCATGAGTATCATCACGAGAACCATGCGGAACTTGATTAACAAACTCATGAAATCTACCTTTACCAAATATATCACGTTTAATACATTCGGCTTTCGGTATAAATTCAGCTCTATTAGAATTACCTAAATCATTAACAACAATCCAACCATCTTGAAAGAATCTAGTAGCATTATCATTAATTAAATCTGAAACGTGTAGATTAAGTTCAGGAGAAGCGAACATATTCTCTGTTGTATTAATGAACGCTTCGGCAGGAGTATTAGCACGTTGGGCTTTATAGATTATATGAGTTTCACTATCATTATTATGAAAGTGATTCTCTTTATCTTGTTTATCCCAAGCATAAGCAGTGAATATAATTGAATTACCACGTTCAACATAAGGTTCACAATCCCATACTTGTGGAAAGAAGAAACCACATACTTCATGACGTTTATTAATATCCCAAACGTTTTCCATGCAAAGCATCTTATTCATTTTGGGATTATAAAAGGCTTTACTAAATGCAGCCCAGTTAGCACCTTTAGTACCACCCGTACCATAAACACGAATAGTACCAACAGATATAGCACCAGATTCTGTATTAGATAAAGTAACGTCAAGAGCTTTTTGGAGGTTAGGACATTTACCAGCTTCCTCGAAGTCAATCTCAATAGCTTTCTTACCTACAGCGGCAGATTCATTTTTACCAATAGCAACACTATAAAGATTAGAAAGCCAACCAAAGTTTTTAAGACCTTTAGTTGATACACGATAACCCATCAGTATATCATCAATAGCTTCTGAAATGTAACCTCTTTTCCAAAACGTATGTTCCTCAAAATGATCAAGACATTTCTTAGCCATAAACGTAGTAGCACCTTTATCTGTAAGATAAGCCAATTGATCAGCAGCAAGAGTTACCGTAACATTCGGAAATAAGTTAATTGTATTTGCAGCTTGACTACCACGTTTATATGAGAAACCTTTACGACGAGCTTTAGCCTTAGTAAGATGAAACTTATTATTAGCAATAAACTCATCTATTTTGAAGTTCCAATAGTCACCATCCCAATAACGAGGAAAACCCATAACAGTCTCAACGTGTTCAGCACCTTCACGTTTAAGTTTTGCACGTTCTTTATCATTAGGTGTACGTTCAATACGACCATAATTAAGATAAGTATAATGCGCACCGGTTATACGTAAAGGTTGAAGTAAACTTTCACGTTCCTCATCAGTAGTATTAGCATCAAAGAACCTAGGAATATCTTTATAATAAAGTTTAGCTTTAATAAAAACACCTTTCTTACGACGAGATGTTTCTCTTTGCCAAAATGATTCATAAGCCGGAGTACTAGGGTCATAATCACAATACGTACCATATTCATCAAAAGTATCAGCAGCTTTAGAAAGTCTTTCTATATTAATAACAATGAAATCGATATTCATAAGAATACCACCAGAGTTACCAATAAGAAAATCATTATCCGGATCATATAAAGGCTTATTAGTAATATAACTAATACCCTCGGATGCTTTCAGATATTTACTTTTATCTTCACAGAGATAATCTATAAAAGGAATATCTCCACGTTTATAGCCCCACTTATTCTCAGGAGCAGCATTGATACCATCACAACTATTTTTCCAATAAGCATGAATAAACATAAAGTTATCAATAGCATCTTGTGAAAACTCATATTTACTATTCATAGCTTAATCAATCATATCTATTCCACCACCAACACCATTATCTATATTGTTATGCACATCCATTGAAGCAGCAAGCTCTTTACCACCACGAACAATAGTTTTCTTGAGTTTAGACTTAACGTAATTATCTTCCGTTTCTTTAAGTTCAGCAATAAGTTTAGGTAAGTCTTTACCCATCTTCGTAATCTCACGCATATAACCGAGCATACCACCGATCTCTTCTTTAGTAAAAGAGTCTTTCTTTAGGTCATTACGAAGATTCTTATTCATAACAGCCATAAGATCTTTACCAGCTTGAAGAGCATTAACAGTTTCAAAGAACATCTGTCCAACATAATTGATATTATGCTCAACAAGCCAATTGATAGCTTCAATCATATCTTTAGTTGGTCTAAAGTCTGAATTAAGTTGAGCAACTTCAATAGCATAATCAAAAGCCTTTTGATCTTTTAAACCATTACGATGAATATATCCGTCTTCATCAGCATAACAATCAATAAACTTAAATATCTTATACATAAGCTCTCTATCATTATGCCAATCATTATATATCTTAGCAAGAACAGGAACTTTAAGAATCTGCTCTATATTAAGAATAATTTTAGAACCTTCAACTAACCATACATGTAATGCCATAATCAATAATTTTATCTGTTTTATTACGAGCAACAAAAAAGCCCGTACCAACTTAATGATACGGGCAAATATAAGAATTACTTCTTAAATACAAAACATAAGAATGACAAAATAAAATCTTTATAATAACTATTACTTTACCATATATTATTAGTAATCAAATTAATAGTTTCAGTTATTTCTCTTGATACAATAATATCTTCTTCTTAATCATCAGCATCATTATAAGCATCACAGCCAACACTTAATATTTTATTTCCGATGCCTTCATCAGGAGTAACAGTTACAAATGATTTTTCATAATTAATTTTATGGATTAATAATACAATCACAAATACAAATTGTAGGATCTACAGTAGAACTCTTCATTGTAACAATAATTTCTCCTCCCAAAGATCTAATATCATCCAACATAGTTTTAACTAAATTATAATTATAAGGATTCTCATATACTAGTTGACCACCGGCAAAATGGTCATCAAAAAAAGTACTTCCATTAGACGTATAAGTAAACGTTTTAGGAGAATTACCAACTACTGTTATTTCAATAGTATCAATAAACCAACCTATAGTTATAACAACTTCCGGTCTAAATGCACCTAAATTAAAAACACCAAAATAAGTATAATTAGATGAAAGTAATGCAGTCTTAGGATAATTAAATACAGCTTCTAAAGTTTTAGAAGATTCAGTATATCTTTTTTCAAAATCCATTCCACTAATAGTACCATCAATAATAAATCCTAAATCAATAATAGGATATAATATACCTGATTGAAAAATATCTATAGTTTTAGATATCCCCCCCCCCCTCCCAGTAACATTTAGAACTTCTTTTCTATTCGTAGATAAAGTCGTTTTATCACAAACAATATCTAATATATTATCATTTTGCCCCGAATCAGGACTTACAGTAATAAAAGATTTTTTCATATAATATTAAATTACATTAATAGCTATAATTAAATTCTCTTCTGTACCAGTTGTTTTAATAAATATAGATATCACTATACCTCCAGTAGTAGAAGCATTACGCGCAGAATTTATCTTTGCAACAATTTCATTAAGCTTAGTAGGAGTTATATCTATAATAGATAATACTGTACCTTCATTTTCAGAATTAGGAACAACCTCTGTAGTAAATCCATTTAAAGCTATATCACCTAAATTCCAACCTATAGAACTAAGATTTATAGAACTAATCACAGGATTATTAAATTCAACTTGTAACCTAGATACATTTTTAATAATAAATTGATTCATTGAGCTTAATATAAAATTAGTAAATTTTACATTAAACATCAAAGATGTAATACCATTATCATGATTTAATCTATAAGGTTCTTGTATATTGGTATTAGAAAATATATATCCACAATCAATATAAATATAAGGATTAGGATCTTGTTCTATTGATACAGATTTAGTAATACCCCCTCCCTCAACCTTAAATGTAGCATGTCTACTAACATAATTCTCATTTTTATCAGCACTAACAGATAAAGTTCCATTATTTTGACCTGTATCTGGAGTAACTGTTATAAAAGCTTTATCCATAATTATATGTTAATTTTTAATTTTTGAAAATTGTCTCATAAATTCACAAATTTGAGTAGCATAAGCATCTACAACATATTCAATATCATTCGCATAATCTTCATTAGCTTGAACGAATAAACAGTGAACATACTCATGCCAAAACGTTTGAGTTCTTATAGAACTAGGAATATCTTTACTTCTATCTCTAAGGATAATATAGATTAAACCAAGAACGTGATCAGAAACTCCATATTGTATTCCTTGAGTTGATTGATAAGAAACCTCAGTCATATTATAGACTCTATAGATAACTGAACCAACCTTAAAACTCTTAGGATAATCAGTATTATATTCCCAATCAAAAGTAGAATCATCCCACCAATGAGTAAATAAGAAACTCAAATGAGCCATTGCAATATCATCAAGATGAGCTTTTTTGCTATTTGGAAATTCGGCATTTAAATTAAGCTCATAAGCAACAATAATAAAGAATGCTCTAACAAGTTCTCTAAGAGATGCAGTTGAATCTAAAGCATCATTGATTTGTATGATACGTTTATCAAAATCAATTTCAGTAGTTTTGACATTAGCTTGTTTAGCTATATAATCAAAAGAGCCAATCTTAAAACTGACAGATGTTACTTTCTCATTTAAATCAGTAGGAAGAAAAGGATTAAGAAAAACTGTTTTCATATTAGAATCAATAAAGTTAAAAATACAACATTAAGACCAATAGAAACACCACCGATCTTAGCCCACTTAGCAGAACGACGCATATACTTCTTAAGATCTTTAATCATATCTTTATTACTCTTTTCTAATTCAACAATAGATTGCTTATAAACGTTCGCTTGATTCGTAAGAGTATAAAGAGTATGTTTCAAACCATCAATAAGAGTATCTTGCTTAACAATAATGCTCTTTAAAGATTTGCATAAAGCTGCATCATATTCACCTTGTTTAAGAAGAATTGCAATTTTACGATTATCTTCAAGAGTATATGTAATAACAGTATCTTTAGAGACTTTCAATTCTCTGCCGTATATATCGAGCGATGCTATCATCAGAAACAACATAAACATCAGAGAAGTTCTTAATATCTGTTTCATATTTAATTATAATTTTATTTGTATTAGCTTTGAGACTATCTATAAGACGTTCTTGTTTTATAGCGTAATTCTCCAAAGCAGAAATAACCCTACCAAGAGAATCCAAAGTATGATAAGGAATATCAGTTGTCGGTATTCGTTTTTCTTCATTACATTGAATAATATTAGTAAGACATAGAGCCAAAAAAAGGAGTGCTATCAACACCCCTTTAAAATCTATTTTCATAATTTGAACTCTTTAATATTAGTAAGAGTATAAGTAAAAGAATTACCATATAAATCTTTAGCCTTATTTACCAATGGCATAAATTTATCTTCATAATCTCTAACAGATTCAAAAACTTGACAACCAGCAGAATAAAGACCGATAGTACGAATAATTTTCCACTTAGAAGCACGATGTATATTAATACCAGCCATCTCGTAACTAATACGACCAGATAAATCAAGTTTATTATCTCGATTATTGTCACGATAAAGTGGAAGAGGTTTAACTTGAACAAGTGCAGGATAATCGCCTTTATGCTTTCCAACTTTAAATGCCCCTCTAAATTGACCTTCTTTTAGAATAGCGCAACCTTTAGAATTTATAGGTTTAATCAGATTTAAATCAGAAGGATCAGTAGTTATTGAAAACCAATCATAAGTCCATTTACCATTCATTTTAGGATTGACATCATTAGCTTTGTAGAATACAAGAAGAAGATCATTAAATGTACCTGTATCAGCAGTGTTACATCTAATACCCCAAATGTTCAGATTGTAGTTACCTTTATCAAAGATAGCAAAGTCATGAACTTTAGCAATCTTATGAAGAACATCAATATTAGTCTTAGCTATGACGTCATCATAAGTAATTAAAGCATTCGTTAATTCACTCATAGTTTACTTGATATTATAGTTAAACAAATTGGTATTAGCTTTACGTTCTTTATTTAATTGAGCAAGTCTATAATCACAAATGGCTTTAACCTCAGCTTTAAGGTATTTAATATCAACAAAAGTAACAACCTCTTCATGTGGCATATCATCAGGAATCAAAGGATTCTCAATAGTCCTAATATGACAAAGCATATTACCAAGGCATTTAAACCCCCATTGTTCAATCAGATAATCATACATACTTAATTGAAGAGAATAATGAATACCAGTAGAATCCTGTAAATGATTTATAGGAAACAACATAGTTTCATTAGTAACAATGTACTTATCTAAGTCAATAGTACCATCTGCTTTCTTAGCCCAATATCCACCTTCAAATCGAATAGGTGCTTTATTAGTTTTCCAATCAAGAATAAAGAACTCATCCCCTTTAACAAATAGAATATCAACAAGACCTGAAATCAAATATTCTGGATGATAAACACCAATCTCAGCATAGATCTCAAATCCCATAGAAGTCATATCCTTAATAAACTCGTAAATTTGAGGATACCTATCAGCAATACCAACAACTCGAAAATAATCAAGATCGAGTCTGCCATAACTATGAGTTCTTATAATATCATCTACTGTATAAATACGACCATCAATAAAACCATTCGCATTTAAATAGTAGTTGTTACATCTTTTCACGCATTGTTCTAGGAAATTATGCTTTTCAGTTCCCTTAGCACAAGCCTTTTCAGTTTCAATCTTCCATTCAGCAAGAATCTGTTTAACAGTCTTACCTCTATATCGAATATATTTACTATAATTTCTATGAGTAGGAGGAACAGGACGACTACCAATATTAGCACAAGCTTCAGCAATAGCTTTCCAATCCTTTTGTTCTACAAACTTACCAATAATAGTAGTAGTAGATATATACTCTCTATCAAGAGCATCAGTATATTTATGCTTTTCCTCGTCGAAGAAGATCGGCAAGTCTCTGGGTATAATCTGCGTCATAAGCTGCTTTATCAGTAAGTTTAAGGAATAGCTTCTTTCGTAATCGTTCATAGAACGCTTTGTGACGTTCTTTCATATATTCGTATGGTAAAGAAGTCATCTTATTAAAATCAAAACCACATTCGGCATAAATATCGTAAGTTTCAGGATGAATCCAATGTTTACCAAAGGAAGGTATTTCAATCTCTCTATCCACACGTTGCATTGCAGTAAGAATAGACATCCACTGACTATCTGCAATATCATTTAGAAAACGTTCAAAATCTTCTTTATTACGAATAAATGTAAGAAAGTCTCTACACCAAATCTGTTCGGGAGTATAACGTTCAATAAAATGACGACCTTTTTTGGTCTTATAATACATCTTAGTAGGTTCCTTTCTTTTACGATCTACAACTGCAACCATTCTCTCATAAAGTCTCGTGACTTGAAGAGGAAATAACCTAGCACCTTTAGCCATAACAGAATTGGATTAATAAATCACACCACCAATTTGATTAAGAGAAATAAGATTACATTCCCAAAATTCAACTTTACCATCTTCACCAACAATAAGCTTACTACGATCTTTAAGACCCGGACGATTTTCGACAACTCTAAAGTTATCATCACCACCAAGAACATCAATAAGCTTTTTGTCAAGATTTTTAATCTTATGACTTAGAGGTACACCTTTACCACCATAAGACATATCAAGAACAACTTCACGTCCAAGCATATCCGGCGGAACATTGTTAGGAATAGCAATACAATAAGTAGCTTTAGGAACTTCTCTATCGACTTTCATAACATCAGTTACTTCAAGCGGAGACATCTTATATTGATTTGCAATAATAACTCGACCTTCGCCAACCTTAATATTACAAAGAGAACCCGGCGCAACACAAGCGGTTTTAAGATTATTCTTATCAGCTTTAATAGCTTCGATTTTAGTTTGAATTGAATCCATAGTTTAAATAATTTACTTTATAAGATAATCAATGTTAATAGGCACAATCTCATAACCTCTACAAAGACCTGCGTTAGTATAAAAGGTAATATTATACAACATTAACGTAGCACTAACTGTAACAGTGTACATAGTAGTAGGTTTAAAAGGAGGACGGTCTTCAAAAGAGCAAATGACAGAAACGGAAAATCTTTATCCAACACGTCCTCAATGTGAAACAAAGTATAAAATGAGAGTAACAGAATTACCATTAATAATAGTGGGAGTACCAACAATAGCAGCGATGTCTTCAGTTACAGCAGTAGTCAGTACTCCCGACTTCATTATGAGTAAAAGGTCACTCACAAAGATATGAATAAATTAGATATTACAAGGGATTACTTGAATATCTTTTTCTAAACCTTATATTTTTCTGTTTCAAAGGCAGTATTCAATAGAAATCTCAATAGTACTAGCGTCTTCACCCGGATTTGCAGCCACGCACGCAGTGCCTTGTTCTTCTAAATGCTTCGAATCAATATGCAAAGCATTCGCAGTACTACCACATTCATACCTTTGTCTATATACACGCACGCACGTGTGCGCTATGCAGAGTTTTGCGATATATATAAAGATATATATAAAGATTACTAAAGGTAATATCAATGACATTATTACTACTTCAAATTCGCCCGTCCATAATATGTATTTTAATTATATTCAAATAAACCTCTTATCACCCACCAATACTCACCTACTCATATCCCCTCTTATTACCCCCTATAGTCCCCCTCTTTTCTCCCCTTTTCTCTCCCTCTCTTTTCCTCCCTCTTCTCTCCTTTACAAAGCACCCCGAAGCTACTTAAAATAGCTTTAAATATAATAGTATTACCTTTAGTAAGTATATGCCCTTCTAAGTTCCTTTAAGTATCTTTAGTAATACTTAGAGTAACATTAAGTAAACTTAGAGTATATATAAGAGTTCCACCCCGCTCAATGCAAAATGTAACAAAGCTACGAAAAGCATCTGTAATATTTAGAGTGACAATACTATCTTGAATAGCTTTGCAACTACCAACTCTAGGAGCTTTGTAACGATCAGCAGACCCCAGTAGGGAAGAAGGACTGGTGACGCGCGGAGCATCCGCATCATCACCCGTATTATCAGAGTTAGTATAAGCATCTTCAATGTATTTTGAATAAGCATGAGTAAGATTCATAAGTTTTGCAGTGGTAGAAGTATCTTTAGTAATATTAGAATAACCATGAGTAATAGCAAAATGTTGCTCCCTTCCACACCTATTTCCCTACTGGGGATTACAAGGCTCATCAAAGTTATTATAAATACCGGTAGTATTAATACTATTACTACTTAGAGTAACTCTGATATTACTTGTAATATTATCTGTAATAGAATCAACGTTACCACATTTCGGCTTACATTTTTGGCAAATTATACACTAAATTTTGATAATGCTTATGTTGATTGTCTTAATGTTACTCTAATTAATTTTAAAGCTAATGCCGATTATATTAAGTATGCTTTTAG